TTTATTTATAATTATATATTATATATTATATATATGAATACCAAGAACAAGACCAGTTCAAAAGTATTCAAAACAAAATCAAACAATAAAAAAAAAAAGAAAGGGATGGGAAGAATTCCCATCAAAGGTGATTAACATGATGGACGTAATTAAAAATGGATTAAGACAAAATTTAATTTTTAAAGGAGCTCTTCATTTGAGCTTCGTAGACAAGAAGGTTAATGACTACGATAAGCTAGTTATTAATGTAAATAAAAATAAAGACGGAGATAAAATTTGGGTAGATATGATATCAATTTATGGTATGCTTGGTGAATGCTGGGAAAACTTTAGGATAGGAGGTAACGTTGACGGATCATTAAGAGGCCATCAAGACCTAGTAAACTGGTTAGAAATGTGTATGAAAGAACTAGATTGGCAGGGTAGTATATCCTGCCTAAATAAAGACGCATTGATTCTAGGGATATTCAATTTCATAAATGGAGTATCAGACGTGATCCTAACGTCTGATACTCAATTCAAACTTGAGAACGAGGATGGATTTGTAATTAAAACATTCTATCCTTGGCCAGATGACGATCCAGAGGACTTCAACGACGACGAGGAAGAGATCGTCGAAGAAGTAGTGGAGGAGGTAGTTGATGAAGAAGTAGTTGATGAAGAAGTAGTTGAAGAAACTACAGAAGAAATCATCGACTTTAAAGGTTACGAATTCAAATGTAACCACGAAAAAGGTATACAGAATAGATCAGATGTGTACTACAATAATAAAGTTAAATCAACTCTATTCGTTGTAGTTGAAACTGATAAAGATGGTCTCGATCATGTCGTTGGCACAGATATAATGCGTGCATCTTACAGCGTATATGGCGGAGAGGTTAGAGTTAAGGCTGTATATAAATTAGAAGATGTACAAAAAGCACGTGAGGATATAGCTTATATAATAGATAAAATAATAGAGGCTAGTGGTATCTACCTAGACTCAGAAAAAATCATTGCTAAGGAGGTGCTACTATTAGATATTAATTTTCTTCTAAATAATATAGAAGAAGGTCTCAAATGGAAAGCTTCCTTAAATTCTGATGACGCTGAGTAATATATTTAAAAAGGGTCCCCAATAAAAGGGGATTCTTTTTTTTTTTGTCTAATTAAATGAAATTATATATTATCTTAATGATTCAAAATAAATATAATATAAGGAGGAATTAATTATGGAAAAAGAAAGAAAAGAAATAGGTACTGTGTCATTTAGAAATACTACTGAGGGAGGTGATGTTTTAAGAATAATTTTATACAAAGACGACAATAAAGAATTCTTTGTTGGTATAGAAAAAGAATTAGACGATAAAATAATTACTAAAATCTCTACTAGATTAACATCTAACTTAGAATCGTTCAACAAGCTACATAAATTAGTATTAGGTGCAGAAGATACTCTATACGGTGCTCTTCCTATAAATACTAATGAATTAGTAGATAATATAATACTAGCTTGTATTAAAGAATCTGTAGACGATTTTAAAGCATTTGCTCCTATAAATTACTACTTTGAAAAGGACAAAGGAAGTATAGTTTATAACGGAGTCAAAACAAATGGTCCTAGTGCTATTGTACAAGGTGATATAATAATAGGAGGCGATGATAGTGACGATTAGTGATCATAGAAGTGGATTGAGATTCAATATACCAGAACATCCTTCGGTTGACTGTGTATTTCCTTCAGGTACTATCCGGATTATAGTGGCCACATATTATAATATAGAACACCGAGAATGGTTTCCTATAAAAATAGACTTAGACGATATACACTCATTTATACATGAGTTAGGAAGATCAGATAGCTACAATTCTATAAGTGATTTAGTAAATCATTTCTTCATATTTTCACCAAATCCAGAAATAGCTTTTAGAATGTACAAAAATATATATGGATGTGATCGTGTTAGAATGAGGCAAATGTCTGAAATATTAGAAGATATTTATCCTGATGTATTAGAAGAAGTTATCGATAGATTAAGATTATTTGTACAACTATTTAAGAAAGAGGAAGAAGCTTTCTTAAGAGGAGTTCTTAATTATATAGGAGAAGAAAAGATGATCTGGAAAATGACGGACGTAAATAATCTTACTATAGAAGGAGAAGGAGTATGGAAATATTCCTATAATATAGGAGATACTAATTATTTAAGAATACCCGAGGAAAGTAGCGTAGAAAATACACCTTTAGTGATAGGTATTAGTAGTAAAGAAAATTCTATAGTTCCAGATGGGTTTTTAAATAATATAGGAGGATTAAGGGAGAAACTAAAGATATTTTTAGGATCCAAGGATAAACCAATAAAAGAAACAGGAAAATCTAATAATATATTAAAGGCGGTGAAGAATATATGGGTAAAATTATGGGACAAGCTCTAGAGAAGCCTAGACTATATTATTTTAATCCTTACCGGAATCAAATATATCTACAAATAGGATGGTCTAATGCTGCAAAAAAACAACCGATTGTAGTCGATTTTAAATCCGTATGTAATTTAGACGATATTAAACCGTACGACGACTACAATGAAACCAGAGCTTTCGGTTTTGAAGGTATAAATGATAAATATATAGTCAAAAGAGATGATGCAAACATAGGTGCAGGAATTATATGGTATAGAAAAGATTTACTTAATATAGAAAAGGAGTCTTCTAAAAGATTATTCAGATTACTTAATCAAAATTTAAGTGATAATTTCTACGCTATATTTAATGTAATAAAATTCTTTGTAGATGATTATAAACGTACAGGATGGTATTTTGACGGATATATTTTAAAATCTATCCATGGAGTTTATACTTGGGAATACGATATAGAAAATTGTATTTTAAGAAGATTAAATCATCCTTTAAATCCTGACAAATCTATTAAAGAAATCACATTGACAGACGACTTAGAAAAAATACAGCGAATTAAAGAATACCATGAAATAGAAGAAAGCTGGCAGTCATTTATAAAAAAGCAGATTTATATTTGTAAGAAAATATTTAGTAATTAAAAATAAAAATTAGGAGGAATAGATCGTGTTAAATGTTATAAGAGAGAAACCTAAGTTACCAGAAGGGTATATTATAGAGAAAGTCGTATCTTTAGACTCATCTAAGTATGATATTCAAATAGGACTTTATTTATTGAAATCTGAAGATAATAAAAAAGAAAAGAAATCAATTTTTACAATTACTAAAGGATTTACCGTAAAGAAATTTGTATCTCAAGGAGAATTGACAAGAGATACAGGAATATCCTTAACTAGAATAAATCAAGCACTAACTGAAGTAAGTAAAGAATCGATATATGTGTTTAGTGTATATTTGATTGATGCTTTAATGAGTTTATCTGATCCAGATAAATCAGCTGGAAAAATAACAATAAACGAAGTAACGTTGGAGGAAACCCCAGAACTAAACTCGGAAGATTACTTACCATTTTAGAAAGGAGAAAATAAATGAACAGTGCGTTTTTAAATAAAATAATAAATTCTGATAATATAGTCTATACTCCTAAGACATCATTAGGAGAGATTCCTTTATTAGACGCTATGAATGAAGGATTTGCTATATATCAGAAATTAGAACACGAAGAACTACACTTCATGGGTAATAGTCATAATGGATTTGATTGCATAGACACTTTCTTCGTGACTAAGCCTATTTACATAGACGAAGAAAAAATATTGCCACAAGTAATACGTATTAGAAATTACAGAGATACTAACCATATCACCGGTGATGAAGATGGTTATACTTGTCAGATTCACGATATTACCAAATATATAGATTCTAAAGATAATATACCGAATAATAATAAAGAATTTTTATTATGCAGTATCAAAGCTAGTAATTCAGTTGATAATCAATATGTCTTAGGTGATTTAGAATACGATATATCTGATCTGGATGACGAAAGAATTGTAGATGAGAATAGTTATAATAAAATAATAGATATCCCAGGAATGGTCGTAGGACACCTTCCGTTCTTTGGACAAATCGTGAAGTGATAAACAATGGGTAGAGGAGATAGAAAAAAGTATAACGATTACAAGAATGTAACAAATTTGACGACGAATAGAGGAGTGCAACGTAGAAGAAGAGAAAAATTAAGATACTTATTGAAGAAATATAAAGATTTAAATGGTACCCCAGAATATAATGGGATCAAAGCTTTATACGACAAATTATACGAAGATATTAAATTTAATAGATTAATATCTTACAATGGTCTTTTTACAAAGGAAGAAGGACGTATAATGGATGCCTTTGGAGAATTAATAAATAAATATAAAAATGTATGGAGGTAAAATATTATGAGTAATTATTTAAATAATCAATTTAAAACAAGAGTCAAACAGGAGACTGTACAATTAACGAAAGGTGAATACCAACACCTCAACTTCGTTTTAAAATGCGGAGAAACAAACGTTGATGGTGTTTCCTTAGGTTATATGATCGTAAAAGGTAAGGATGAAGATGGAAATGAGCTAATCTTAAGACACAGATTATTGACATACGACATCAACAACGTAGAAAAAATAAAAGGAGATATGTTATCTCTGTTACATAATGATTTATTTGAATGTACTACTAAGTATGATATATTCGAATTTGACGACGAGGCAAACGAGGAGTTGACGGATATCACTGTTTTAATATCTAGCTTAGTATGGACTTATTTGATAGAAAGAGAAGAAGATAAAATAGAAAGAGTTACTAAATTATGTAGAGATGTATTAGAAGACAAATCGTTATCTTTCGATAAGAGATTAAGAGCTTTAATAATGCACTTTACAGCTGAATTAAATAAAATTAAAGGAGATGGTATAATTGTATCCAATGAAAGCATATTATCTGGATCTGAAGAATAGTGCAGAGACCGTGAAGAGAGCTCTGATAGAAAAAAGAAAATCATATGAAATATTACACCAAGAACTTACAAAAGAGGATAAACACAATAAAGTAGAAGGTGAATTAGCTGTACTAGATGATTATCTGAAAGAATATAAAAATTTAGAGGGTATACTAGATGCCAATATAAAAAATATGGATAAACATTTCGCAAGATTAGAGACTGCATTAGATAACATCGATAAAACAATCGAGAAGTTAGAGAATCTAGAAGATAAATCCTTCGATAAAGTTGATTTTATAGGAAAGACATTAGGGTTTTAGATAAACGACATAAAATGCCTCCCATTAAGGGAGGCTCTTTATGTTCGGTTTTTAATCGAAAGGGTAAAATAATGAAAAAAAAAATATTTTAATACACGTAGCCTTACGGCTAATATATTTTAGTTATTTCTTTTTTTTTTTATTTCTCGATAAAGTTATCGAAGTCATCTATTTTAAATATTTTAGCTCCCATATCATGTGTAGCTTTCATAAATGCATTTAGTATTGTACTTCCTACATTACTTACGTCTAATCCTATATTGACTACACCTTGTTCTTTCAATATAAAACTCAATTCTCCCATACAGTGACTGCAATAAGCTCCTTTTTGTTTACAGAACATAGGACTTCTTTTTTGTACTGGTTTACCTACGTATTTATCAACTATATCAGGTGTTACTAATATTTCTTTTCCACTTACCTTTATATATCTATATAACAAATCATTTCTATCATAATCAATTGTATCAAGATAAAGCTTACTTCCACAATCTCCTTGTATACCAATAACACTTTGGAAAGCAGCGTTCATACGTTTAACTATATATCCACCATCAGCGGTTGCTTGAGCACGCATAAACGCACCGAATCTTTGTAGGTTAGCCGCTGGCATAATATCTTTATTATCTAATCCTTCTTTTAAAGAACGAGTGACTAAGGTTGTACCAACACCAGGATCTGGTATAGCCCCCAATGATACTTTCAAACTTTTAAAGTCTGTTTTCCATGATCCTCCTGCTCCACTATTATACAGATCTATCATAGGATCATTTTTATAATAATCTTTAGAAAAAGCTATTAATTCATTTTCGAAAGCTTGCATTGCTGCTATATCATTTTTCTCTATACCACTTTTATATTTTTGTAATAACTCATTTCTTTTAGACTCAAAAACTTCGTCGTGATCTATCAACATATGTCTACTTAAAGACGCACACACAATTTCTGCTATACCAAATGCTAGGTCATGATGTCTGTTCAATATTTTTTTATAGTCATCAACGCTAATCTCATGGGCTACTAATTTCCCAGCATAGTTATTCATTATTTTACTTAGATTTTTAGAGTCAATTGTTTCATTTATGAATTGGTGATTTTTTATTCCAGAAAATACCACTTCATTGAATATTACTCTGCCTAGTGTAGTAAACTTCCCTTTCCATTGTACTACTTCATCAACGGGATAAGGGTCTATTAGATCGACTATCTCGCTAAGTGTATATTCGTCTTTAGTGAAAAACTTTTTTAATTCTTTACTTAAATTTTTATTTTCTTTACTAGCTTTAACTCCGTTTTTGGCTACGGTTAAATTATAAAGAGCTTGCACTCCTTCTGTGCCGATCGTTCTTGTGTTACGTCCATCTATAGATAAAAGAGATATCGGCTTAGATAATATCTTATCAGCTGCAATTCTACCTTCTTTTGTATAAATGGTTTTAATAGACATTTTATCTCCCAATAATATAATTTCATTATGCTTTCGCGTAACGTCAGACTATATCTTCATACATAGAATTTTACCTTTATATAAGACTATATATGCCACGTGCTTCCTCATCTCGCCTATTAAGAGATGCCACATGCGTTTTAGTGGTTACAGTACTATACTAATTATTCTATAAAATAATTAATTGCCTAGTCGTTGAACCTTCCTCATGTTCTTATAGAATTTAGAGGCTCGGCGGCTGATTGTCCAATTCTTAATATTCTCATACATTCACACTTATCCTTTCGGATTATGTTGTAGTTATTAAGACTCTAAGGAGTTTCCAGCAATTCTCGTGGTTTTACTTCGACAGAATTTTATCTTAATCTATGTTCAATATCGTTATATGAGCACCATTTTATTGCTCTTACGGAATTTAATACGTTAGATATTATTTCTTGACTAGTATGTAGTTTTTTACTTATTTTAGTCATAGTATACTTCTTCTTAAAATAAAGAGTACAAATACGATCTAGTATTTTATCTGGTATTTGTATAACGTCTAAATCTCTTTTACGTGTTCTTAATACTCCACCAATAGCCTTTCTGTAATTATATTGTACATTATTTTTCTTGCACCAATCAAAGGCTTCTTGGCTTTTTAATAGAGCTCCTATCCCATCTACACCGCGATGTATAATTTTAGAAATAGCTTTTAAATTTTTTTTATTTAAAAAGTATTCTTTAAACGCGATGACCTTCTCTTCTTGAGGCCAGTTATGTCTATTCGCTTTTTTTCTAGCAGAGTTTTTATAGTTAGTTATCCATCTAATATTACCTATTGCATTATTAGATGTGTCACCATCTATATGATCTACTTGTACCCCGCTAAAATCCATATACTGAAATTCATTTGGCATATTATATCTAACCCAAGATTCTAAGATTACTCTATGCACTCTGAAAGAAAAGGGGATTTTTGTTTCTTCGTCTACCCACATATATAGCTTAATTTTCAGATAACCATTTTCATCTGGGGTTGGATTTAGTTTAACAAAAAAATCAACACCATCTCTTCGGTAGATATGACCACTTTTACTACAGTAATAATGATCTTCTTTAGTTATAAATGACCCTAAGCTCAAAGGGAATAACTCTAAACTTTTAATAATTTCACTACTTGTAACCATAATATTTTTCACCTTAGCATATTTCATTTGATAATATGCCCTTTCTTTTAATGTATTATTATAGTTACATCCTCGAACACGTTTTTACATATTTTAATTTTTTTGTTATCTATACGCATTAGTATTGCGGTATTAAGACAAAGTCATAGTCGGCTATCGAAGTCAGCTGTAAATTCTTTAAGGATTAAATTTGATAGTTGCATCGTCTCACAGAATACTCTATCTAAGTGAGATCTGTTTTTTAAATACTTAGATATGTCAGGGTAATCCTTGAATTCGTATAGTGGTTGTCTATCTCCTTTTTTAAGGAAGATTTTTACATCTCCTTCATCGTCATTGAAGACTTTTATATTTAATTTAGTAGGCATAATAGATTTAGATCCTGTTATAGGATAACGTGTGATCAGTGCTCTACAATCGTGAGAGAATAAGGAGCAAGCCATAACAAATACATCTGTCCAAGTTAACTCTCTTTCTTCTTTCTTAACTGATCCTCCGTCTTCTGGTTTAAATTCAAAATACATTTTAACAGTATTACCAAATTCATCCTTTAATAAAGATATTCTTTCATTTTGAGAATGATCAAAATTCTTTATTATTTCCTTTAAGTAATCATCGGAGAAAAAGTTATCAAATTCATCTTGATCGTAAGACGGGAAGAATCCATAATTTAAAAAAGATTGTAATACAGACCTAGTAGCTGATATAGCCTGTACTGGGTGACTATTTATAAAGTGATGTAGAGGTACTGATACATTGTCTAAAGAATAACGTGTTTTTCCTATAGTATCTTTTGGTCTTACTTCTGGGGCTACTATTACTATACGTATAGAATTATCTATAACTTTTCCCATAACACCTTTTCTTTGTAATCCTGTTTTACCAAATGTCCCATTAGCTATATATTCAAATATATTAATTATCAATCCTTGTATTTTAATATCTCCGAACGTGGAGTCTAATAAAGGATTTTGTCTTTTCTTAAAATTAGCAGCTTTTATTAAATCCATATAATACTGATTTAATTCGTCTATTTTAACAGAATTCTTTTCTGTATTTATATCCCGATAATGTAAAGGCATTACCATTACTTTATCTATAAAAAACTCATCTCTTTTTAAATTATAGAAAGATTTTTTCATTAACTGCGTTTGTAGTTTATTTCCTTCAGTATCTTGTAATTTCTTAATTTTGATTTTATCGAAATTATCGTAAAACCACTTTAATCCGGTATTTCCGTTAACATTGTCTAAAATAAGGTCACCAGATTTATCTATAGTAAATTTAGAAGATCCATCTACAATCGAAGGTAGTTCACGGAAAAGACGTCTAGCAACAAGATATACCGATGGTCTTATAAAATGACCATTTAATTTTATATATCCAAATTTATACTTTTTGTCTTCTCCTGTCCCAAATATATTAGGATCGAATAAACTACCAGGACCTTCTAAATGATGATTTACTACTTCTAGACAAGATTTTCCTTTAATCATCTTATCTTCATTTAAAGCTTTTATTATCATTTAGCAAATGCTCCTTTCTATTCGTCTCATTGATTTATTAATTCATCTATAGCTGATTCTAGCATTCCTACTTCTGATTTCTTATAAGCTTCTCTAGCAGCATTTTCCTCAGCTCTTTTTCTTTTCTTATTTAATTCATCAGCACGGTCTAGTTGACTTCTTTCTTGATGTGCTTGCCAGTTTTCTACTAAATCATATAATTTATCAGCATAAGCTGGTATTATATATTTTTCTACTAAGAACATTTCTGTTTCATCTTGCGTCATATCATATATTAATCCTAAGTCACGATAAATTAATTTCTTATTTATTATCTTTAAGAATTCTTGATGTATATTCTTAAGATCATTTGTCTTAGTTTCTTCTGTTATAGGAGGTAAAGTACGTGTACCGTCCATTTTAACGTAAGCGTCGTTAAATATGTAATTAGTATCGAAGTATCTTACTAATATAGAATTTACAACATCTTTTATTCTATTTTCTAAAGCTGGGAAGTCTAACATTCTACGAGCATTGTCTTCTATTAATTGTCTATCCATTTCAGCTTTTTCTACTGTATTTAAATAAGATCTTAATTGAATAGATTCTGCTATAGATTGTTCTATTTTAGCTCCTATAGTTAAATCTAATTTAGATATATCAATTTTTAGATTACTCTCAACAGTGTCTATTTTCTTATCCAATACTTTAACATTCTCCTCTACTTCTTTTACATTCTTCTCTATAGGCTTCTGAGCTTCTGTTGTATGTTTCTCTACTAAAAGCTTAACGAGTTCCTCTGTTAATTCGTTTTTCTTTTCTTTTTTTGTCAGTGATATAAATAAGTAAATATATACTGGTAAAATTAATATAATTACATTTAAATCAATATGAAAATTCATTAAAATCATCCTCTCTTTTATTTAGTTTTTTTATAAGGAAATTCGTTCCCATCGGCTTAACCAGAACGAAACCCGTATATTTTTAAACAATATAAAAGACAAATATTTTTTAATAGAAAGGAGGAAGAAAATGTTAGAATTAAAAGATGTGGTAGAAAATGTCGTAATAAAAAGAGCAGTATTAGCAGACTCTTTAGATAAATATATAAAGGAGAATTATGGTTATAGTGCTAGAGATAATTTCGTAGAATTTAGAGATGCATTCAATGGTACAGATACTATAGCTTCTTATGATTTTACGGTAGATGATTTAGCTAGATTTACTAATGATCCTTACATGTTAAATCAAATGATTTTTAGCAAAGACGCTATATATAATAATTTATCAGAAGAGAAAATAAATCAGTTACTTAACTATAAAAGGAATCAAGTATTATCTAATTATATAGAATACAATTCTTATTATAGAATGCTCTTAGGTTTACCTCCTATGATAGGTAAAGACGGGACATTAGTACCTAATTCTGAATTTTTTGTTTATCTTCCTAAGGATACAATAATATACGGAGTAGATATAAATAAACCGGTACATGAGTTTAATAAACTAGAGAGAAAGGCTTTAGCTAGTAGTGGAGAATTAGCTAAATTAAAAGTAGAGTATACTGAGAGAGGATATGATTATTTAAAATATTTAGACAAAGACATCTCTATAGTAAATGCTAGATTAGCGGATAATCTAGATATAATATACGCAGACACTTATAATAATCCTTTAAGAAGATTTATGGATCATTATAGAGAAGTCAGAAATAATTATATGATGAACTACTACCACGAAGGAGATGCTCAGCAATATGAGTTTTACGAGCCTTTAGTATGTGTTCATTTAATTATGTCTGCTATAGCTAATACAAATGCGTATATCCCTAGAGATCAATTAGATAGTCAGACTATAGATGAGAAATATATATACGATTTATTTGAATCATATTCTTTACCTAAGTTTAATTTCTCTACTAGTTACTTAGAAAAAATAGCAAGTAGATTAAATTCGTTAACTATGAAAAAAGGTAGTAAGGATGTATTTAATGACATTTCTAAAATGTTTGACGAGATAAGTGTATTTAAGTATTTCTTATATAAAAGATTAAAAAATAAAGGTGATGGAGTAGACCATAGTGCTAGTCCTAAAGATAAGTACGAATTATTCTACGTTAAAGCACCTTTAAACGCAGATGATCCTTATCCTTATATACAGAGAGAAGAAAACTTAATACCATTTAAAAGTGTAGCTGATAATGATCCTAAATGGGGTTATGAAGGTAATAACTTAGAAGATGAGATTAAAGCTATGGACTTTACTTATACAGAAAGTAAATATATAGGATTAAATAATAAAGTAGATTTAATTACTTATAGCTATCAAGCTTCTCATTTTATAAGATACGTAATAGAACATAAAAAACATTTTTCTAATCTTAGACTTTATTTAGACACAGCTGACTACAATGCTACTCTATTCGAGTTGATTACTATGTTACAAATACTAGTGTATAGGAAATTAGAAATTACTCCTGATATACCAGATAATTTACAAGCAGTATTATTTATGTATGGTATGAAAGCTAATATAGACTACAAAAGAATTAAATTAGTTTATAAAGAATATTTTAAATATCATCCACAACATAAAAATGACATAGATGACTTAATAGAAATAGTAGAAGGAAGAAGGTATTCTTTAAGTGACGCTATAGGAGCATTTGAGAATAATTATAATATAGTAAAGAGGCTTAAAGAATTACAAAAGTTCGTATCTGACGCAGAAGATTGGAAAATGATAGATTACACAATTAGAAGTATTACTTACAGTGAGAAAATGCCTGAGATGTATAATCATAAAACTAATTTAGAAGATTACTTAGCTACTAGTAGTTCGGATAGTATTAAATTAATTAGTAGAATCAATGAACTTAATACTGGGACTAAAGAAGAAGTACAAGAGAAATATGGACAGGAAATAGGTAATATAATTAATCTAATAAGAGAGAATATAGACAGAATAAAGAATGAGAATTTAAGCAATATATTAGACACTACTCAAACACTATTCTCTGATTTCGATTTAATTAAGTATTTAGAAGACATATTAGACTTCTATAAATCATATACACAAGATTTATATAAAGGAGATATTAGCTATAGCTTAGTAAATCTATCTGAAGGTATGAGAGTAGTAGAGAAATTAAAAGTAATACTTAAATTAAAAGATTGGGAACAAGTTACGTTTGCTTTACTATATATAGTAAATCCTAATGAGATATTAAGAATAGTAAAAGATCTAATATCCATAGAAGATACATTTGTATGTAAAGAAGCTCTTTATTTTGTTCACCCAGTTACTAGAGACTTAATCTTAATAGGAAATAATTAATTTAAAGGAGGATAAAATGATAAAATTAACAGATTTCTGTGGAGAAATAGAAATGTTTGATAAATCGATTTTCCATACAGAAGAAGCTTTCGAAGCTTTTAAAGGAAAAATAGAAAATGGTGCTAAACAAGTGTCAATTGTACACCAGAAAATAACTAATAAAGATGGTAGAGTACTTTATAAATTCCTAGGCACAAATAGCTCTGTTATAGGTGGTACTCAAAATATGATATTTAATACATTTGATGGACTAACTGATAGTGACCTGACGGCTATAGGAAATTTAGACAGTGAGAGTGGAATGAATCTTGATACTGTTAGTAAGTACTTAGGTAATACTAGAAAGATATTTGGTTTCGGTATAGGAAATGATGGAGCTCACGGAGAAATTATATATCCAGTTAAAAGACATACTAAAGGATATGATATTACTAAATTACATGCTTTCAATTCTATTAATACAGGATTAGAAGTAGTAGCTGACAATTTTAGTAAATACGCTTTTAGACATAAGACAAATGACGGATATGCTCAATATTACTTAAAGAAAGCTACTCCTAAATTTAGTAATATAAACGTAAATAATCAATTACTACCTGATAACCCTGATACATCATATCACGGAAATGCAGAAGTGATGAGTAGAGTAGTTTATAATTTTAAAATAGAAGCTAATGAAGTACTACCTTTCTGGGGGTATAAAACAGGAAGTACTCAAGGATGTACAATTAATAGTATAATGCTATTTGCAGGAAGACCTTGCGAAGTACAAGTAGGTGGAACAGTTCATCAGACTTATAGAGACATTATATGTACTCATAAAATTAACTTTACTACATGGCCAATAAAAGACACACAATTAGAGTTCGAATATGCTCTTTATTACGTATAGGGAGGTGAAGGTGTATGCCTAGATTTTCTTTAAGAGATATACCAAGACAAGGATTTCCTACACCTATTCCTTCCAATTCGGGTAATGGTTTTAGTGACGTTACGGTTAGTCGTAACGATAGAAAAAGTATCGGTGGTGCTATAGGAGATATAACTAGGAAAGCTGGTAAAGGATTAGAAAGTATAGGACAATACTTATTTAATCCTGGTAGTAGTGGGGGAGGATTTGGTAATAACCCAGATAGAAGCTACGGACCTCAGTTAGGTAGAAATGTTAGTAATAGACCAGACATGAGTTACGTTAACTCTGTTAAAAAGTTTATTACTAGACACACAAATAATGGAGTAAATAGAGTATACGGTACTACCAATTACAATAGAAATAGACCTATAGATAAAGATAGAACAATTTCTGGATTTGCAGCAGGAGCTAATAATCAAAATGGGCTATCTTACGTAAAACAAAGAGATCCTAAAACTGGTAAAACATTAGAAGGATGGGTTTATACAACTCAAACTCCTAAAGATGGATATATAGACGATAGTAAAACCGTAAGGCAGAATGCTAAAGACGGTAGAGGTCTTACCCGTTACGTAGAAAAAAATAAAAATAAGAAATTTAACGGAGCGGTACACGAGAATTGGAAATACTCTGTTAATATGCCTTTAGATAGACAAAGAAAAAGTGGTCCTGGCGGTAAAGTGCATAACCCTGGTCCTGAGTATAAAGCTTGGGATCTAGAAGATGTACTTAATACGCATGGGATAACTAAAGATAGACTTAAATCAAAGGCTTTACTTATTAATAGATTAAATATAAATAGAGTAATACAATTTACTGAACAGGTAAACTTCGGTAAACAATACATTTTCTTTAGTAGACCTGACCTAAATATATTCGTAGATAATAAAGGTACGGTGAATCCTGATATAGTAAATAATTGTCCTGATTTATATATGAAAATAATGAAGAATGTCGGAATAGCAAGATCATTACAATCTTCTATAGATGGGATGAGTGCTAAAGTAGGTGGAGGATTACTTTATTTATTGAGCAATATGTGTAATACGTGTAATGTACCTGATATAGAGCTATCTACGGTTAAAGCCGCCGCTAACAGTAAAGGGCAATACTTCTCTTATGGAGGAGATTTCTTTGAATCTATGAATGAACAATCCATTGACATCGACTTCTTAGATAATAGAGACAGAGACGTTGCTACGTTAATACAAATATGGACGGAGTATATAGAAGGTGTAAAGAATGGATCTATAACGAAGAGAAATGTTTATATAGCTAACAATGTAATCGATTATGCTGTTAATATATTTATATTTACTTTAGATGAAGTTCATAATATAATGAGTATGGGTATGTTAGGAGCTTGCTTCCCTAAAAGTGTTAATACTCAGTTAATCAACTACGAAGCAGTTGCTAAAGATGCTACACAATTAAATGGTCCATTTGCTTATAGATGGCATGCTTCTTATATGATGAAACCTGACGCGCATAGAATAGCAGAAATATTTAATAGAACAACTAACTTCGCTACTAGAATAAATATTCCTAATAACGAAGGTGCTCATAAATATATGTATAAACAAAATAATGGTTACTGGCTACATACAGGGATATTACCTTATGCTCATGCTACTAAAAAGGATTATCCTTATAGATTTTCTTTAGAAGATAAATGGGCAGAATTAGTAGGTATAGGACTTAACGCTACCGAAAGTGGAGTTATTAATTATGTACTATTATTTGCGTCTAAAGATGTAGGAACTGCTAAAGGACCAGGATCATTCTATAGACCAGAACATGACCCGAATTACGATAATAGTGGTAGAAGAAAAGGTAATAATTATTTATGGCAAACCGATATAGACGAGAATAAAGCTGCCTTTAAAAACTGGGAAAGATTACACCCTAAATACGATGATATGACAGAAGACAGCATGACAGCTTATAAATGGTCATATAGTTACGATACTAGTAGTAATCCTGGTTTATGGGGTAATGAGACTAAATTTAACCCAGACTTCATGGCGTGGAAAGTACAACATGGAGGAAGAGGTTATAACGATATGGCTAGAGGTAAATGGACTAGTGGTAATAATAGATACGGTGAATTTATGAATAGTGGTAGTAATAGTGCTTTTTATAAAAATGCTATAAGTATGTTTACTAACTGGATAAGAGGAAGTAGAAAATAATGGAAGGAGGATACAAATGGCAGATTATAATAATTTTGTAGCTAATACGGATTATATGCAATATCTATTAACTCTCTATAGAATGTTTGGTATGGAGTCTAGTGATGTGTCGGCTATTAGAATATTAGGTATAAATGCGTTTGCATTAACTAATACAAATGATATGATACTATATAAGAGTAATCAGGCTATTAAAGAAGCTAACGTATTAACCGCTACGAAATTAAATAGTATATATAAACACGCTAGAGAAGTAGGTATAGATCCTGTATACAGTACGCCAGCAGTAATGAAGATGTGTCTAGTAATACCTGAGAGTAGCTTTCTTAAATATGCTAAAGGAAGTGGAGACGTAAGATATTATACTTTAAGTAAATATAATTACGTAACAGTAGGTAACTTTATCTACTCCTTAGACTTCGATATAGAAATAAGATTAGAGACAGGAGTAAATAATGATAAATATCTTACGGCTAAATATTTAATGGAAGGTCAAATAAACACTATATCTGATCTAATAAATCCTGGTATACTAGCAGTAAGAGTTAGAGAAGAAGATGGTTGGTATTATAATCTATACGTAGATCTTAAGCAGTATGTGAGAGAAATAAAAGAAAAAGAATTTACTCACAGGGATTATGGGTTCTATAGAGTGCAATCATCAGTAAATACTGACGAAATAGCTGGTATGGACGTAGTATATAAGACAGAGAGATTAGACGCTACTAATCCTTATAAATTACTTAAAAAGAAAATGTATTTCGAAAATAGTAGAGGTGGGGAAGATAGCATATTTATGCACCACGACTCTGTTAACTCCTTTACTTTAATACATAAATCTCAAGATGGTGGATTTAGACCATTGATAGGAGATAAATTATTTGTAACATTATACGTCACTAAAGGAAGTAGAGGTAATTTCCAATACGCTACTAACCAAGGATCTTCTATAAGATTTATACAAAGAGAAGAAAAATCTCTAGGAATAAACGTTATACTAATGAATGATAATATATCTACTGGTGGAGAGTCTTTTACTAAAAGTATAGAGGTACTTAGAAAAGAAGTAATAGCTAAGAAATCTACTAGAGATAGTATTGTTATAGAAAATGATTTATCTGTAGAATTAAATAAATCAACTCATTTAAACGAGTATAGCGTAATTAAATATAGAAATGATATACTTAAATTATTTAATATTTATACTATACTTAAATTCCAAAATTATAGCTCTACTTTTATGGTACCTACAAATACTTTAAATTTACCTTGGAACTATAAAAGAGATGGTGAGGAAATTAATCCTGGTAGTCAGATATATATGTTAAAACCAACATGTGTTGCTACTAAGGATAAATTTGAAGGAGAGATAAAGGAAGAGACTGCTTTAGCTACTTTATCACCAGAGTATTTAAAATACAGAAATCCTTTTATAGTAAGCTTTGATCAAGCTCGTAATATAGTTAGATTATACGATCCTTATATACATGAAGAATTTAGAACTCAGTATAGCTTACTTAATAGTAAAGTACCTTATTCTTATTTATGTAACTGGGTAAGAATAGATAAAGATGACTATAATTCAGAATTAAAAGTTACACTGCAAGTTAGAGATACTTTAACTAGAACTAGACCTAAAGAGAAATTCTTTAGAGTAGATCCAGCACATCCTGACGTACCTATAGATTTAAGCTTTATGAAAGTTTATTTTGTATTGTATAATCAGAAAGGTCAAGAGCTTTATAGAGAAAGATGTAAAATGGATTCTTATATAGATAGAGTAGATTCTGATGATAAGTATTACGAGTATTCCTTAACATTAATAAAAGATAAGACTATCACTAAAATACAGAATGATCAAATTCTAATAGACAAGCCAAGTACAGAAACACAAGTATGGGTTGACGTAGAAAATCTTAAAGGTGCTATAGAAATAGAAATGCCTACTAAAAAAGATCCTATAAGTGATTTATTAGAGAGTGAACCTGGTATTGTTAATAAATTTTCTTTTGATTGTTGGTTAACTAAAAATAGAAGTAAAGACCATAAAATACAACATAACGTAGTCGATGCATCTACGATCAAGATGTTCCATTATCCTTTAGTGGAATACGACTTCTATAAGAATCATAAGACTATTTTTAGAGATGCTATTAAATCAACATACGCTATAGAAAAGAAATTAGCTAAATTCCAAGGAGAATTCTCTTATAGTATTAAATTTGCTAATACATATGGGTATAGTAAGAATTATACTATAGGATTAACTAATACAGAATTAAACAATGTGATGCTGAATATGAATTTTATTATAGAAAAGAAATTAGGAGCTACAGTAACAGAAGATCAATTAAATAATACTGTATGGGAATTTTTAGATAATATTAAATTTATGAAATATGATGAATTCCATATATCTAATTTACAGAAGTATATAAAAGATTCTTATCCTAATGACATTCAATTTATCCAATTTAAAGGTATAAATGGACAAACAGAAGATAAGCAGTTAATAAGTATGAATATATCTAGTATAACGAATACAACAGTTATAGAGAAATTAAGCTTACCTTTAAAATATGATCCAGATGCTCAAAGATTTGGTTATAAAGTTAAATGGGATATTAGATAAACGACATAAAGAGCCTCCCTTAAGTGGGAGGCATTTTTATGTCGTAAATATAAATTTAATAGAAGGTTAAAAAATGGAAAATAATTTAATAATTGAGCTACCCTATTGGGGCATAAGGTAGCTCGAACACATAAATAAATTAGAGGAGGATTTCATCATGCCAAAAGAACATTCAGGAAATCCATATTATAAGTTAGGAGGTCATTCAAATGTACCAAATTTGATTGCCTACTATATTAATCCTGTTGTTTTTCACTTTCAATTCTTTTAAGTGTAGCGTATATATTTTGAACTTCTTCAGATGGTATTTCGTCTGTCATCATTAGAGGATAATTCTCTCTTAATTTCGTTGTTACTACACCATTATTATAATCTATATTGAAAGGATAGAGTTGTTCCACTCCTACTACAGAACCTTTCTTAACCTCTTCCTTTTTCTCAAAGTCGTAGTTAACTACCCAACCTTCATTTCTTTCTCTATTAAACTTAAATACTTTCTTTATATTAGGATTCTTACCTATCTCTATATTCTCGTATGATAACTTTGCATTAGAATACGTTTTAGCATTCTCTATAAAGTCCTCAGGTCCATCTTCATATATAGGAATCTCTTGTCCTAAAGCGTTCTTAATTACATTAACCACCCTTCTCCCGTTCTGTATCGTAGGTTCTGGGGAAGTATTTTCTTCTACTACAGGAGCTGGTTCTTTAACTGGTTTATTTTTTATTTCATTTAGTATATCTGGTTTGTCAAAGAGACTCCTTAGGCTTTGTAGCCATTACAGGCTCTGGTGTACTCATAGGCTGTGGGGTAGGTATATTTTGTGTTATTTGAGGTACACTAGGAGGTATATTCATAGGAGAAGAAGCTATAGTAGAATTAAAGAAATCATCTACTCCGTTTCCTAATAGATTAGACATAAAATTACCATCACTACTAATAGTATCTGGTAATATTTGAGTATTAGCAGGTACACTACCATTAACGTCTTTATAAAGTTTAATATCTTCTTTTCTAGCTTTATCTATTTCTCTTTCTAATGCGGCTTTAGATTTAATAGCGTCTAATTTAGTTTTATATAATTGTAATGAGACATTACGCATTTCTGTTTCTCTTTGTCCATTACGTCCTCCGCTATCAGCGAAGTAATCTATTCTCCTCTTAGTTTCTCTTATTTCCTTATCAATATCTAATATAAATCTAGCTATAGCAGTTATTTCTTTTTCTACCTTTCTACCATACATAGATCCTTTATCAGGATCGATATAAGACGTAGGACCTGCTATATTAGTAGTATAAGGTCCTGATCTACTCATTTGATCGATATACATCATCCTGTCGCTTATAGAGGGCATAGTAGAACTCTCATAACCGTCTAAATCAAAACTTACATACATTTAATCTTCCTCCTTTCAGAAAAAAAAAATACCCTCGTTTTAAGAGGGTAATTTATTAGAATGGCCATTCATCGTCGTCTGAGTCTTTATCGTATTTCTTTTTAGTATCTCCTTTAGATTCAGATCCTTGTGTATTTCCTTCTTTAGCTTCCTTTTCTCCTTCTAGCCATCTTCTTAAATGGTCATGTCTAGAAAGATTAGTTCTAGCACCACATGATTTCATTATTTCTTCCAATGTTTGTAAGAAAGTAAATACATCATAATCAGTTGCTTCTTTATTATCAGAAGCTCTGTATAGATGTCTTGCTCCTCCAAAGAAGAATACTGCATTTTCGTCTTTGTCAGAATCTTTAGATTTCTTATCTATTCTAATATAACCAGACCATGCTCCTTTTCTATCTTCTTTATCATTAGAGTAAATATTAAACGTTATCTTTTGTGTAGCGTCTTTGATGTTATTATTTTTTCCATTATGATGGATTATATGGTTGTCTTCTTTAGGGATCTTTTCTCCATCATTTATTCTTTTAATTCTCATATAAAGTTCACGGAAAGTATTAGCAAATTCTATAGGTCTAATATTGCTAAAATAAACTGCTATAGATTTAGCGTCTTTAGACTTAAATTTACCGTCATTATCAGCTTTTGTTATTTCAAAACAATAAGCATCATTAAAATACATTAATCTAAATCTTTGTCTGTCTTGAGGTTCTTTACCCCATCTAATAATCTTTTCCGCTTCGGTTGTTACAATATTGATTTTATCTGCCATATATGTTCCTCCTTCTGTTTTTTAAAAAGCACCCTGAGAAATAATCTCAGGGTAAATATGTAATTACACATTAATTTAGCCTATTATTCGGCGAGAATCTTGCTATAGCTTCTTGCATTGTTAATGGTTCTGATATCATAAACTCTGGATCTCCATCAAAATCTAAACTTTGGTAACCTTCGCTCAATAATCTATATCTAAAATAATCTATTCCTTTGTTAGTAATCATAGTTTGAGCTCTATAAGGTTTATTCGTAGAATTCCAAGGTTCTTTATAATGACGTACATAGAATAATCCTTGATCTTCATATTTCTTATAAGCTATATTTTTATTATCAACAAAACCATGTTTTCTGAAGTATCTGAATAGGTTGATCAATCCCATTCCTTTTATAGCTATAGTATGTGACGCCATTCTAATTGTTCTAGGCTCAGTCTCATTTAACCATTCATAGAATTTGTCAGCTACTGGTTGAAGTTCATCGACCTTATTTTGTAAATATTGTACTTGATCATAAGCAGTTATATAATTCTCCGCCAAAGTACGAACGAAATTAGGATCTTGCTGTAATTGTAAGAATGTGTCAGGTGTCATATAAGCTCCAGTACGTCTTATCATAGGAATTACTTCGTAGCAAATCCATTTTTGGAAATCTTGTGCTTCTGGTTTTCTAGAGTTCATAATGATTTTATACAAGTTACCTTCATCTATGAATGTCGCATTCTGTTCTCTCCCCATACTATCTATGAGGTAGATAGTATCTACCCCATTTTGGAATAGGCGTTTCACAATTTCATTATGATTAGATATCCCTAAAATATTAGATATATCTTTCAAATAATTTAGTACGAACAGATCCTAGATTTTTGTAATTAAAAATTTCGAATGGATTATTTCCATTCGGTGTTACATCATTAATCATGATTAATTCCTCCGTTTCTAATAAATTAATTTTCCGTTTCACCACTCGTCGACTAGTGGTTTATATATCTTTTCCTCCTTTCTCGGAGATATAATATATAACTTCAATTAATTTTTCTGTTCGGAGAGTTTTTCCCTTAACCAAGCTTCATCTTCTTCTCTTTCTTTAATCCATTTCTGAATATCGAAATTAGATACTTTTCTTAATCTATGTCCAATAGATCCGTCTACTAATAAGAAATCCATAAAGTTACCATATATAGAAGTAAATACTTTTGCTACATCTGTATTTACCTCGCCTGTATTTACATTAACATAATAGTCTGACTCTATCATAGGATCAGGATCCGTTAATGTAGATGTAATAAGATCACTATTCTTAATTCCTTTATAAGATATATCTACAAAGTAATGCATTATCTCCCATTCGTCCATAGCCAGTTTATCGGGGTTAGTTTCTAATAAATGTTTCTTGAGTCTTTCTAATCCTTCGTATACAGATTCTTTATCTTCTAGAAGAGGTTCTACCTTTAGGTCTATGTGACTATATTTATACGTAGTACCGTAGTCTTTCCAGAAATGTACTATTTGATTGATATTTTCTGTTCTATATAAGAAAGTGATTACCCCTGTTTCTTTAGACACCCATATTGTCACAGGAACACTAGACGTTTTAATATATTCGGCTACTAACTCATTAGATTTCTCATCTATATACATTATAGTAAATAAATACGGCTTATCCTCGTCATTTGTTTCTACTACAGTATAGAGTATGTCTGTGCCTCTAATATGCTTAATTATACGTCTATCTTCATTCGGTATATTAAAGAATTTACCAGCAGACTCTTCATCTTCTGGTACAAGTTTAGCAAACATTAGCAAATCTTCATTCTTTACCATACTATAATAATAAAGAAGAATTAGACTTTGTGTACCATATTTATTAGGATCTGTTCCTAGTATATTTACTATATCTACATTAGGTAAATCGAATGTATTTAAAATTCTATTATATGTTTGTGAATAGATATGTGTCTTATTTTCTTTAGTTAGATTTATAGCGAATATATCGTAATTAGTAGAAGTCATAGTAAAATCATTATGTCCTAGAAGTTCTCTGACTTGTCTATTTATATTTTTGACTAAATTATAATCTTTGTCTATAACGAAATTATGCATTATTCTTTTTTTCTTTGTTTTACCATCTACTTCGTATTCTTCGTAATGGTATCCTACACATAAAAAATTATCGCTATATTCGTCTTTTATAATATGCTTAATAAATACTCTTTCTTTTTCTTCTGTAAAGGAATATACTTTATCTGTAAGATCAAGTATTTGACTTTCTTTATTCATATCACGATATATAAAATATCCTACAACATGATCTAATCTTTCTATCAAAGCTTCTGTCTCTTCCATAGATTTTTGTGATACTTTATTTTTCTGATACATAGACTCTATAAATAATTGGAATGATTCTCTAGTAAATCCTTCTTCTACTACAGAATAAGGACTAGGAGTAATCAATGCTACATTACCGTCTACTATCTTTTGATCTAGTATCACTTCATCAGTTATTAAAAAAGAAGGATCCCCGTAGAAAGAGCAGAATTCGTAGAATCTTCTATTCTTTATCTTCATTTGTAATACGTAGAAATTACCTACAATAGCTCTGTGTAATTTACCTTTATATTCTTCAGATAAATCCATATTGATATAAAACGCGTCTTCTGCTTTATTTATAGCTCCGTCAATATTAAAAGATTGATGTATCTTGTCTTTACCAGGATCTACGTAGTCAAATAAAAAATTAACTAAATCTTTCATTTCCATTGTTATCCTTTCCATTAATTATGAGAACGAATAAAAAAGCCTCCCCTAAACGGAGAGGCGAATTTATTATTTTTTATTTCTTTTAGCAAGTTTTTCTATGTTATAAGCTTCTGCTAATTTCTTATAAGGCTTATACTTAATTACATATCTTTCATCTTGATGTGTTACTAATGGTTCTCCTGTTTGAGGGTTTCTTCCATTTCTAGTTACAGCTTTCTTGTATACTGTAGAGAATGTACCAATATGAGGTACTTCCAATTTTGCTTTATCGTCCCCTTCTAATAATGTATTAGCGATTAATTCTCCTGTAGCTTCGTATACAGCTCCAACTACTTTAGGTTCTACTTCAACCTCAATTTTTTTCTTTACATCTCCTGCTATTAGGCTAAAAAGTTCTTTTTGTTTCATGACAATTGTCCTCCTGTTTTTTATTTATTTTTTATATAATGTAACATCTCTATCAGAAAGATCTATCCTAGACTTTATCTTTCTAAATAGGTATTTATTACCATCGTTTAACGGATATACATAAAAATGGTACAAATATGGCGTTTTTGTTAAGGAAATAGTATAAAATTCCTCCATATTGTCGAATTCTATGTAAATACTGTTAGTACATTCTACGACACCATAGGTTCTTTCTTTATGATTTGCTGTTACTTCCTTTAAAAATCTTGTATTATCAACTTCACAAGGTACAATAAAATCATTACGGTAGTTTTCGTTAGTTTTTACTATAATTTGCCAAGGAATTATTAACATAGCAGCTACAGCTAAAAGAAAGAGTATGAGTCTATAATGTCTTTTTACTTTAGTCACTATAAACCTCTCCTTTCTTGTAAAGGTACTTAAAATAAAGGAATGGGTTTTAGTTGTTGAGTTCTTTAAAGATATCGTCGAATAACTCTTCTACGTTTATATTACCATTAGCAGTCGATAATTCGAGTATTCTTTGAAGTATTAATCTACCTTCTGGTAAACTTAAGAATGACTTAAGATGTTCGTCTGTTGCCATACCAGCAATTTCTATTTGTTGACTATACCTAGTTACTCCTATACCTGTTAAAAGACCTTTTAATTCAAAGTCTCTTAAAAACTCAGGTAAAGTAACACTAGACAATCTAGTGTCAGTTGGTTTATAGATATAATTTCCTAATTTAGTAAAGTTAATGAAATACTTAATTATTTTGCCTATCTCTGTATTCACAATTACACCTCCTTCATATTACATGTTGAAGAAATCTCTTAAAGATTCTGGAATATCCTCTTCTTCCTTTTGTTCTACTTGTATTGGTTCAGGGTCTGGTATATTTTCTACCTCATTTATAGTAGATATAGCATTTCCTAAAAATTGATTATTAAATTCTTCTTCTATTTCGTTAGATCTTTTTCCTTCTAATAGAACTAGTCTTTCTTCTAATAATTTAACTCTATTAGCAAATGTTGCTAATTTTCTTTCGTATTCTTCTTTTTGATCTCTTATATCTCTTACAGACTGTTGATAGTTAGATAGCGTTATACTAGCTTTCTTTTCTGCTTGTATAGCGTCTTGTCTTACGGATTCGTATTCTGCTTTAGTTACATAATTATCTAGATCCATAGACTTACTTTTTAACTCTTCTATGTCTTTTACTAGTGTTTCGTTAGTATTTATTAGACGAGTCATTTCTTCATCTTTTTCTTGTAGTTCCTGTTCGTATTTACTTCTAAGATCATTGAGTTCATTATTGTTGTTATTAGATTCTAATTCTTTTTCTAATCTCTCTATTTCGTTTCTTAAAGTTTGTTCTACTTCAGGATCTAGTTGATTGCTAATAGCTTCTTCATACTTTGTTTTAAGAGCGTTGTATTTTTCATCAAAATCTTCTTTCTCTTTTTCTAATACACCTATCTTTTGATTTAAGTTAGACACCTCTATAGACGTAGCTTCAGCAGCTGCTTTATATTCACTTATTTCTCTATGCTGTTCTTCTTTTAATTTATCTAAATCGGAAGTATCTTTTTCTTTATTTTCTAATTCCTTTATAGTTAACTCTAAAGATTCTTTTTGTTGTCTGAAATCTTCTTCCATAGTATTTTTTTCTTCTTCTATATTATTCTTATCTAATAATAGAGTATCATATAATACTTTTAAATTATCATACGATGTTTGTATTTCTTGTTTTTCTTTTCTTTCTTTTTCTAATTCAGCTTCTAAATCCTTTATTCTCTGTATATAATGTCCTCTGATGTTTTCTTCTTCAGTATTTCTTCTTTCTTCTTCTACATTAACTTCATCTTTAGACTTTTCTTCTAATTGAGCAATTCTTTCTTTTAACATCTCATTTTCTTCCTTTAGCTGTCTATTTTCTGATAAAGATTCTTCGTATGATTTAGCTAAATCTCTAATACGCTTATCCTTTTCAGCTATTAGCTCATCAAGTAGAATTCCATCAGCAGCGTCTTTTAATTTAGAGGTAAGAGTATCTATCTCAGCTTCTAGACGTTTTATCTTCTCCGCATCATAGGTTCTGAGGCCGTGTATTTCTACTAATTTATCTTCCAATTGTTCATATGTAGGCTTGTCTATATTATTAGGATTTATATCTTCTTTTATTTCTGTACCTAATTCTGGCATATTTTCTGGGTCAACAGGTTTTTGGAAATTATACATATCCTCAGCTTTAGGTTCTTCGTTTGGTATAAGATCCCAATCTATTTCATCTAACATCCAATAAGCTACTTTAAGATCGTCGTCTGGGAACATAAATAACTCAGCATATTTAGTCATAGCTTCCCTAGTCTTATTCATTGGATTATCAGGATGCCCTGATGCTAATACGATGTCTCTTATATATTTAGATAGTAAAGCTTGAATTAGTTCATATTTTTGTACTTTATTTAATCTATCTTTATATATATTAAAATCTTTTAAAAGTTGATCTTTCTTTTGTAGGAATTCTGATAATTTCGTTTTAAGTATATCGAAAGGTAAGTGTCCGTATTCTTTTTCCCATACGTTGTATAGATGGACATTACCTAATAACTCATCAACATAGATATCTTCCATTTTATTTCTTGTCCATACATATCGTTGTGGATTAGCTGGATTTGTAGATCCTCTTAATTCTAATATCCCATGATTTATTAAAGTTCCTATTTTATATTTTCTTCCATCATTTAGATGAAGTTCTTTTGCATAATCTTGACCGTATAGATCAGTAACTAATGTCTCTAACTGATCAGCGTAGTTAGCTTCTGGTTTTATTTGGTTTCTCATTCTTCGTTTCCTCCTATTTATTTATATTATTAATTTATGATCTGAAAAGCTTAGAAAAATACAGATATATATTATAAGCTAGAAAAGACATATTATATTCATACTTCCAGTAGGATATAATATGAATGAATCATTTTCTTTTCTTGGATGTTTTGGAAGAGATGGTCTTGTCCATCCGATCTCTTCCCACATCCATCCAACACACCAACGCCTTTATGGCGGCATACTACTTTGCTGTAAATATACCTGTAATAAAATCGGTTAGTCAATCCCTTTACTAACAATTACAACAAAGTAACATGTGGCTCCTTATTACGAGTCTATGGATGACTTTATTCATATCATCCTATAAATAAGTAACATGGATATGGTAGGCCTTTTCGATGAATGTGCACAAATCTTCATCGATGAAGTAGGCAACGCTAATCCAATGCTACCTATTATTGTTGTAGTTTCCGATAGTAGAGGTGAAATCACGGTAATTACCCGCAAGGGTATATTATGTTGTGTCGTGATTGAAAATGATTAGCGACCTTGATAGAGACTAAACTTAAAAACTTTTTTTATAAATAAAAAACTTAAAAAAGAAAGGTAGGTGAAATGTCATAGAAAATAATGTAGAAAAAGATTTGTTAGAAACAGCAATAGAAGAATTTAATAAATTTCCTTCTTGTGTGAACTACAATCTAATGTTAGGAGCTGCATTAAAACTCTATAGAAGAAAGAAAAGTAAAAAGAGTACTAAGTTACAATCTATTAAGAATAGGTATAAAGATATAGTACCAAGAGATAATAAGTATCCAAATTATTTCGAATGGTTACTAAGACTTACAGCTAAGAATACGGTAGCTGGAGAACGAGTTGCGTCACTACATAGTTTCTTTAGTGATATGGAGTATAAAGTAGCTTCTGGTCAGTTTACTAAAGCTGATCTTAGAATGACAAATAGATTAATTCGAGAAGGATATGTCCCAGATGATTTTTTCGGCAGATTAAACGAAGCTATCACTTGGAAAGATTTGTTACCTGAGAATAGATTCTATTTGAAAAATGGAGAAGTCTACAACATGTCAACTAAAGAAAAGATGGCGAAGTTACTTAGACGTCAACTTAAGAAATCTCCTGATGAGCTTGATTATTGGATTAAGCCTATAGGAGATAGAATATAGGAGGACAAAATAAAAAAAGATAATTTTATGTATTTTATTAGGACTAGTTTGTAATAGTTGTTATGTGGTTGAAGCTCTAATAATAGATGAGCTTATATACAGAGACTACAGAAGCGTAACAATCGAAAGACCAATAAGATATATGCAATACTAAAAAAAAAAATAATTGGAGGAGAATAAAAATGAAAAAAATTGATGTAGTATGGAATAATATGAAAGAAAACAATGAGGGGAACATTCTTAAAAGAAATTATGTTAAAAAGTTAACGATTTGGGGTGAGTTAGACGACACCGGAAACGAAAGAACTACATACTTCAATTTCTTAGCCGTTGATTTAAATGATAACAGACAATCTACAGCTATTGAAGAAGGTAGAGGCAAAAAGGTTCTTTACCAAAGAGGTATTTCCAATAAAGACCGCGATTGTCGTTATATCCACTACAAAAGGGATGAAGACAAAGATAAAAAATTCAGTCTAGATATTAGACCTTTCTTAAACGACGACAGTGAGGATGTAAAATTAATATCTAGAAGATTGCAGAAATATATCATAAATGCAATAAGAAGCGACGTATTCCAGCATAACGATATATCTTTTAATGAAGATTTTAAATCTGAATTAGAATTATTCTGCGACGTTATACTAGAAAAATACTATCTGTCTAGATTGAAAGGAGAATAATATGAGACAATATGACGCATTGATACATAATATTAATGAGCTAGATAAAAAGTTTGGCACTAGAGACTTCACAGTTAACATAAAGCTGAAGCTCGATATACGCGATAATGGGAACAAAGGATCACTGGTGATGCACGGAGTCCCTTACAGTCTACTAAATGAAGATATGAAGTGGAAAGAACGTGTGGACGAGGAGCTTTTACCATTCATTATATACCAGAATGGGGTAGAGTCTAAAGACGTTAATATGATTCATATACAATTTGACAAGAAATATCTAACTTTAGATAATAGTTTAAATTATGTGTATATAGATATAAACGACTTCATCGATGAAGATCTATTTTACGTAGAATTATATACTGAGAGAATATATCTGGCTTTATGTGATAAGTTATCGTCTGTATTATTTAAAAAATATAATATGACACACGATAACGAAAAAGCATTTAAACTATTTATAAAAATAGCGATATCAAAATATAAGATGTCACTAAATAAAGGAGGAGAGAAATGCAAATAGTAAAAGTAATCGAAATTGAAATAACAGATGATGAAAAAGATATCGAAAATAAAATAAATTCGTTAATCGTAGATATGCAAGGTATGCGATTAACAGATATTAGACAATTAGGAGATAGTGTCACTGAGCGTCTATATATCTTATTAACTTTTGAAAAATAAATTATACCCTCCCATTTTAGGGAGGGATTTTTATGTCGATAACAAAAAAAAAATAATGAAGGAGAATGATAAATATGGAAGATAAGAAAATGACTAGAGAGGAATTTCAAAAATTAATTGATCAAACTTTAGATGAACAATTAGAAAAGGATCTTGAATGGGAAAAAGCTAAAAGTAGTATCTTTTACGAAGATTTAAAAGACATCTACATGAATGCCTTCCCAACATTAAGTGAAAGAGATGCCTATCATAATTATATGACATTGGAGCTGGAAAGATGGAAAAAGGAGGATGAATTAAGACAGGAAGTTTTTGAAAAAACTGGTATACCACCTCAGGAACAAAGAGATCGTGAGATGATGGACAAGTACGGAAGAAAGTATATAAGTATGACAACCTTGGAGGAAGATATTGCTGAGATAAATAAAATGATATTAGAGCAGCAAAAGAAGGAAAAAGAATTTCTAGAAAAATTAACCAATGATACTGACGACAATGAGCCTAAACCTGAGGAAGAACAAAGTGCTCCAGAAACCAACAACGATGATAACAACGTTAAGGACGATGATAGTTCTAATAACTGGAAATGGATAGTATTGTTTGCTATATTTCTGTTAGGAATAGGAGGGTGCTTCGGTGGACTAATTATGAAAGGGTCTAAAGATGCTGCAGAAAGTGCCAATAGCACATATGGTCAAGAACAGAAAAATCAACCTGAGGTAACTACTAGTCAACCTAATAGTGAAAACCAACCACAAAACGATGAAGCGGTACCAAAGGGAATTGTAGAATTAGTAGCAAATACGCCAGCATCCGAGACAGTTACAGTTGAAGAGGCTATAGAAATGAGTAGAAGTAAAAAATGGGATTACGATGATAAATATTATTTAAAGAAAAATGGTGCTGTATATAAACTTAGCGACATGGGAGTTAGCGGTGAGAAGTTACCATTAGATATAAAAACAATAGAATCTCATACAGATTTAGAAGACTTCTTCACATATCCAGAAAGATGGTATAAAGAAGACTTACCTGGATTTGCAGAGCGTTATGCAGAATATGTTGAAGCATTAAAAGAATTCGATAACGGATGGGTACCAACTGAAGGCGGGACTGTTTTTAAAGAAAAAGGATTCACACTGAGAGACACAAAGTATGAAGATGCTGACCTTACTTATAGAATCCTTTTACGTAATATAGCTCAAATAAGACAAATATTTAAAATACATAAAGAAATCTTAATACCTTTAGCATCTCAAGAGATTAAAAACAATGTGAAGAATCTTAATCACCCAATGTTTAATTCAGTAGAAGATTTCTTAGGTAATAAAGTTAAATATAAAGATACTTGGTGGAACAGACATAATTCTAATTATAAATTAGAAGATTTCGAAAGTGACGAAATCAACGCTTACGCCAATGAATTAGTTAAGCATTATCGTTAAGAGAAATAACTCCCATTTGCGGAGTTATTTTTTTTTTTGTGAACGACATAGAAAACCCCTCCCAGATGGAGGGGTAAAATTTCAATAAAAGGAGTATCATAATTATATTACTCTGTTTATTTTCTAAAATATAATTCTAAAGGGGAAGGATTCTTTTGTTGTTCTTCTTTTGATCTTCCCATACTTATTAAAGCAGCTTTAGTAGGATCATTAAAAGTAATGCTATTAAAAGTATTTTTTGTTTGTACTAAATCGTCTACAGAAGCTGATTTACCGTGAGCACCTGGTGTTAGTCTGACAGGTTTACCTCTACTGTCTAAAAATAATTCACCTATCATTATTTCTAATAACACTCTAGGGAATGAGAGTTTATGATTTAACTCCATACAATTCAATAGTATTTTATAATATTTATAATATGGTATAGAATCACTTAATCTTCCACTTAATACATTATTAAATAGATCATATACATTTCTTATATTAGCAGGAACTTCATCATGTTTAATAAATACGTCTCCCTCTTCAAAATGTATTGTTAAATGTACGTCATCATCATTTTTAGTTATTTGTTCTGACGAATATATAGGTATTACTACTTTAGTAGCTAAGGTAACCGTATAAGGTTCTAGCTTACTCCCATTGTGGACTAATAAAAGTGTACCAAACATAAATGTGTCTAAATCTCCGTCAGGAGTTTCTACGACATTCTGTCTATGAATTATCAATTCACACGGTTTATTACATATTATTTGATGTCCTTTTTTACCGAAATAATCTTGCATATTTTTCCTCCTTTATTCTTAATATATTATAGGAGTCCGTTTTTATTTAAAAGCCATCTCTTTTCTTACCATCTCAACTTCTTCTGTTTTAGACAATTTAAAGATATCTACTAAATTATTTAGTAATTGAGTACCGGCTAAATGATTAGAATTTATTTGATTTTCTAAACATCCTACTGATCCTTTAAGATAAGGATTTGCTCTATAAGTATTATCTAAATATTTAAAGAAAGCATGCTTACATTTTCTAAATAACCATTTATTTTCATAAGTACCGTCATTTATCTTTTCTAGTATTACTTTATAGTCCTCTACTTCGTTAACTCCTATCTCATAAGCTAATACCATTATCCAAGCACCGTTTTCTAACAGATTTAAGAAAGTATTTAATAGATCAGGATTTACTTCTTTTCTATGACTTTTCTTGATGAAGGAATCGTATAATCTTTTTCTTCCTAATATATCAGGATCTTTATATTTCTTTTTTTCATCTATTTCTGACATAAGTTTTTCGAAATCCATTAATACACCTGTAGTAACTGGTATCAGTTGATTTATATGAGTTTTCCAAGCTTTCTTTCTTAATATCTCAGAATACTCTTCTCCTAATACTTTATTTATTTGAGAATAAGCGTATAGTAATTCTCCGTATAATTCTTTATTTATTATTTTATTATCTTTATCTAAAATATCAGGTATATCTTTAAATTTATCTTCTAATTTCTTGTATGATATTTGATAGAAAGGATAAGCTTCATCTCCTTCAGATTCTTCTACTAATTCTTTAAATTCATCTTTTAAATAATATTTTATAGTATCTATTTCTATACTATACATATTACTTTTAATTTTTACTTCTTCTTCATTAGTAGTATAAATATAAGGAAGTATCTTTTTATTTTCTTCTGACTTAAATACTTGAGCTAAAGAGAATTTAAGAGCTTCTGTATTAACTTGATCTAATTTAATATCAAGTTCTCCTTGATCGTTTAAGAGTAATTTCTCCATCATTCTTTTTTCTTCAGCACTCATTGTAGTATCTTCTTCTATCATTTTCTTAACGTCAAATACAGATTCTTGTGCTATATTATCATCTTCTTCAGATTGGTCTGGTACATCATTTGTCTTAGCTAATTCTTCAGGAGTAGCTTCCCTTTCTTCTACAGTAATTTTATATTTCTGTATATTTCCTTCTGCGTCAGTTGTCTCTATTATTTGACCGTCTAATTCATTTACTTTTTCTGGTGTTAAGTCGTCTTTTTCTATTACTTTAAAAGTCTCATCAACTACGCCTAAGTTATCTTTTTCTAATTCCATACTATCGTCCTTTCTTGTTTTTAATATTTTCTTATTTAGTGTTTAAAAAATACACATAAAAGTTACTAGAAAACTCGCAAACTTATAAAAAAGATTTAAAAATTTGCATATATTGGCGACACCTTATATGTAAATAGATAGATTTTTTTATAAGCTTATAAAAAAATAATAAAAGAAAGGATGGAATGTAAATGCTTGAAATTCATAATATTCCAGATGGTGGAATTAATCATAAAGATCCTGGAGTATTCTCCTATGTTACTGATCACTCAATCGTAAGTCAGCCAACAATAGTATCTTCAGCAGGTACTATGTATACGCCGGTGTATACAGAAAAAGGTGTTACTGGAGTGGTGAAGACTTTCTATGGTATTTCTGGATATCAGAAAATGATAGAGCAATATGGGGAGCCTAATATAACAAGATTTGGATTACCATATACAGCTGCTGCACTACACCTTTTAGCAAATGGTAACGTAGTATTGCAATCAGTAAAACATGAATCAGCTACTAATGCTGCATTTATTATGTATTTACAAATAGAGACTAAAAATGAAAATTCTTCATCTATAGAAAAGACACTTGGTTGGATCAGAGGAGATGGATCAGGATTCGTAGAAGATCCTTATGCAGGAACAGAAGCTGGTTTAGAAAAACCTACTTCTCAACATATAGTTCATAAAGTATACACTTCAAGATTATCTTTTGTTACTAAAGAACTAAAAGAAATTAGAAGTGTAGATGATCTTACATTATTAGCTCAATCTGAGTTTGATCAGGAGTTAAGTAATCCTAATCCAGGAAATAAAAGATTATTCCCATTAATATACGGAATGTATAACGGGAAGGGAAGTTATGGAAATAACTTCGAATTCATAACTAGAAGTGAAAAGAACACTGTTAATGGTAGACCTATATTCACTTCTTATATAAGAGATAAAAGAAGATCTGAGGAAGTTGCAAATAGTAGACAGACTGTATCATTAAATAATGAGGTATTTGAAGGTGCTATACCTTTATTTATCGAAAGACAATATCAAGATGATACTGCTGGAGATGAATTTGTAATTAAAACATTAGATCATTCTAACATGAATGCTTTAGCAAAAATAATTCAAAGCTTATTCGCTAGAACAACTTTATTCACAACAGGATCTGCATTAGCAGGAACTCAAGCTAAAGCTTTAGAAGAAAGAGTAGCAGCTGTTAAAGAATTATTTGATAAGCCAAATGATCCTAACTGGCATGCAATGAGATACTTCAATCCTACTGATATGAGTGCTTTAGGAAATATATTCCAAGTAAGTAATGCTGGAAGAATTCCTTTCACTGGAGGAGATGACGGAGTATTAAAGGATATGGAAGAATTCGATTGGGAGAAAGAATTTAACGTAGCTCCTACAGGTCAGACAGAAAAAAAAGAAAAAGTTTTAGCTAAGCTATTTAGTAATGCTTTCTTAGGAGTTTATTCTAGAGAGTTATTCTCTTTACAAGCTAATAACGCTGACTATGTAATAGATATGGGATATCCTTTATCTGTAAAAGAAGCTATGATAGGATTCTCTGAAAAGAGAAATGATATACAAGTTATATTTAATGCTCCTATATCAGCTAAAACAGATACAGAAGCTATAAACTTCAAAAAGAAATTCAATTGGGAAAGTAGAAACTTCTTATACTGTCCTGGTAACTTCAACTTCATAGATCCTTCTTCAAACAGAATGTTCAGAGTACCTATGTCATTTGCTATAATGAATAATATTATAGCTCATTATAGTAGAGGATATATGGAATCAATAGCTGGAACTTCTAATGGATTAATTTCTAGAGTTGAAAGTAAAGGATACAGAGCTTTAGGAGATCTTTCTAGTGAAAATAATGATAAATTATTAGACGCTGGGTATATAGTATGTAAAGTATATGGTAATGGGCAATTGTGGTTAAATAGTCAGAAAACTAATTACAAGATTAGAGAGACTAGTAAATTACAAGAATTCCATAACAACTCAATAATCAACAGAATATTGAAGACACTGTATACTATATTACAAGATGATCTTCATAAACTGACTTCAGCAGATCAAGTAGCTGCAATAGAAGCTCACGTTAATAATGCTCTAGATATCTTTAGACCAAAAGTAGATGACATCCAATACAGTTGTGGATTTAAATCTGCTTACGATAAAGCTTTCGGATTATTAACACATGATATCTCTATTAAATTTAGAGGTACAATTAAATACCACGTAATTCATATTGATGCTTTACCAGAATCAGCGTAAGGTTTAGAAAGGAGATAATAAATGGCAAGTAATCAAATTAACTCAGTTCTAGATACGATGAACTATGTATTGTCTAATAAGGGTAACCATATTAGAAATCTTACTAAGTTCGGACAAGGTAGAGCTGCAGATGATAAATTATATAATGAATTATTGATTTTCAATAAGAAAACATTTAATCAGTTACAACCATTCTTGAAAGGAAGATTTATATTTGTTCCTGGAGATATGCCAGAAATGATGAAGTTGTTATACCCTAATGAAACTGCATTCATGAAGGTATTATTCGCAGGATCATTAATTTCTGTAAGTGGATTTGAAGATTATCAATTGGAAGTAGCAGACGTTCAAGCTATGACCGAACAGAACAGTTCGCAATACGTAAGTAAGCTTACTGGTAAGACAAACCAATTAACTTTAACATTTACAGCAGAATATACAACACTGCCTATTCATAACTATATTACAACTTGGATGCACTTAATATATGCACCAGGATCTTCAGCTGCTCAATATCCTCATTTAACAGGATTAGAGTACCACGAAGGTAACCATAGTATGACAGCAGTATACGTTGTAACTAACCCTTCTTACCAAGTTGTAGAAACAGGAGCTGTTCTTTATGGAATGGTACCTACAAACAACTTAGGTTCTAACATGCTAGAGTCACAAGGAGGAGAGCACTCATTGGTTGATATGGCTATACAATTTAAAGTACATGCTTATACAACGGCATTACCTAACGTAATGGAAATTTGTAAGAAAACATTGGATGATTACGTAAATAGAACAGCTATAGTTGACTTTAGAGTTGCTACACAACCAACAGCGAATGATTTCGTACTATAATTTTTTTTTTTGACGACATATTTTCCCTCCCATTTCAGGGAGGGATTTTTATGTCGTTTAAATAAGATTAACTTTAATCGATCTTTTATTAGGATCATTAGTTGAAGCGATTTCTATTATCCATTTTTCTAATTGATCCTTTATCATTATTCTAGCAGCTGCTGTATCATATACATCCCATTTCTCATAAGCCATATTATTCATTAAAGTAAATAATTCTTTAATGAATTTATCTCTTTTAATAGGATTCTCATTCTTAGCTACAAAATCAACATTAGACACTTTACTATTATCTATTGTTATTACTATATAACCAAAACCATTCAAATCGTACTTCATCATTTGTTCGGTATTTATTGTAGTATTTAATACATTATCGAATTTCTCATTTTTCAGTATATCTTCTATAGTATGAATTACTCCTTTAACATATCCTATGGAATAAGTATCGGATTTATTTTTAATAGCTTCATATCTTTTTTGCGCTCTAATTAATTCGTCAGTTAAAAATTCTTTTAAAGATGTCATACTATTCCTCACCTTCGATTGTATTGAATAGATACACTGAGTTTACAGTAGATGTGTCTTTCCTATCTATTAACATACTTATCCAGTCTATTATTTTATTCTTTATTACTTCTACAGTATTAGGGTATTTTTTCATTAACCATTCATCAGAATTAATGTTACTATGTAAATCAACTAAAGATGCTGTTATTACTTTAACATCAACGGTCATTGGATGGTGTTCGTCTGATTTAAATTTGATGCTTAGTAATTTTTCTTTATTAAAAGTTAGTTCTAGTAACCCTGCTGGACTATTATAATATTTCTTAATTTCGGTATCTATTTTTTGATCCAATACAGATTGTAATAGAGGATCTTTTAATATTCTATTATAGGCTTTACATCTTTCAAGTTTATTCCTAAGATCTTCACTCGATTTGCTATTCTTTACATCTTCATCTTCTATTAGATGGGTTATATACTTTCTTAACGTCATAAATTCTCCTTTCTTATTTGAGTAACATTCTTTCTCCTTTTTTATTAAATAATATAGTAATATCCTTTTTGATTGGTAAGATACAACTATAAAGATCTTTCTTATCAGGTGCTAGTATTCTATCATATAAAACTATACCATCATCGAATTCGTTATTTATAGAATAAAAAGCTGGTACTACATAAGCATAATACAGACAATAGCTATAAGGACTATGTATTAATTCACTATTACCAGTAGCTAAGAATTCAAAATAACGTCTAGAAGCATACGTTAGACATGGTACTAATTCTCCGTCTGGTGTTAGATAATCAAATAATATTTCATACGATAAACCATCCACGTTTGTTCTACAACCACTTACTCTTAGTCTGTATCCTGTAGGAAGGGTAAATTTTCTGTTATCAGATACAGCAGCAGCTTCAGCAGCTCTATCTACTATTAACCATTCTCCTTCTCTAGGTAAGTAAATGTCTTCTCCTGTAGTAAATCCTAAGAATTCTCTTATCTTCCAATTAAGATCTCTTACGAATGTTCTATGTGGTGTTATAATTACTTTATTTAAATCTAGATTAGCTGCTATATCGAATACAGATATCTCTTCTTTAGGTATTTTATTATTATCCTTCTCTAAAGCTACGTCTAAAGAGGTACCTCTATCCCTTAAGCTATTTAAATAATGTCTAATAGAAACGTTCATTACATTCTTATCACTATTAATACGGGATACTTCATACTGATTAGTATTTAAGCCTACTACATCTTCGTATGGTAAATACTTTCTAGGTATAAACGAATCATACATTACGTACAATTGAGAAGGTTGTGATATAGACTGTGCTATATTCATTACTAAAGAATAAGATATAGAGTCAGCATTCTCTAATATTACTATCCCCCTATCAGATATATACTCCTTAACGAAGAAGTCATTATCGTTGAAGTCTAAATAGTCGTATAGATATAATGTATGGAATCCTTTTTCTTTACCTATTTTATACGAGCTATGCTTTACAGTTAATAACGTTATTCTAGAAACATCGTTTTCTGACATCTCAGTAAAAATATCTAACATTTCTCCAAAGTTATAATAATTAGGAAGATTTATCTTAATTATTTTTTCATTTGACGGTTGTACAAAAAATGTATGATATAAAGTCTCTTCTAAAGATTTTAACATATATTCTCCTTTCAAAAATAATTTGTTTTTCTAAAGGATAGTTTGAGTTTTAAAAACCGATTTGTGTATTTTATTAAGGAAGGAGTGGAATAAATGTCTAATAATATAAGACAGCGTACATACATAGACTATGGAGCTTATTTCGAATGTGTATTACAAAAAGATCATCATATAAGAGATGAAGTATTTGAAGTTACTATACCTGCATTATTTCCCTTGATGGATAATCAATATGAAGGTGGAGAAAATGTAATTAATTCTGGTGGTAGACAAGAGCAGTTCGAAAGAGGACAGTCTGTAGGTGATATGACTTGGGAGACTACTATACATGCTAAGAATCATACAGATTATGCTTTCCAATTTAAAGGAGATGTATTTAAAGATAGATATAGTGAAGTAGATGGTATAACAGAAGATTCTGAAGATCCTAGTCCTGACGGAGCACCAGATGACATTATAGCACATACACATGATATTAAGAAAGCTATGAGTATACTTAACTTCTATTTTGAGAATCTAAATAATGTAAAGGTACCAAAAGGATCGTTAGCTTATGGATTCTTTATCAATGGTACATATGATGTAAATAATTTCGTAGTAGTAAGAATAGAGGGTGCAGTTCCTCTTAAAAAAGATGATGTGATAAGATACGTAAAATAAAGGAGGTAAATTATGGGTACTCTATCCGATAGTGGTGCTGGAATGTTAATAAAATTAAATGATTGGATAAGATATTATAAAGGTAAAAGTATTACTTATTATAAGGGATATATGGACGTAGATCTTGAGACGCATATAAGCGATGTATTTGATAATTTCTGGCAAGAGAAGAATTATAGAGAGTTAAATTTAAGCGATGAAGAAAAAATATACTTTCAATACAATCCTAAAGGATTAGCACAAAGTTTATACGGTAGTCATGACTTATGGTGGGTAATACTTAAAGCAAATGATTTAGACCATCCTGGGCAGATGGAGCTAGAAGAGTCTACTATCAAAGTACCTTCTCTAGAAGCTTTAGAAGAATACTTATCGTTAATATATCAAGAAAAGACCATATTATTAGACGATAGTGGAGAGCTTTGGTAGATTAAAGTCGAACCTTACGTATACTTGGGATAAGGAATTTTAATTATTTCAAGTTATATATTATAGCAATGATAGTAATCTACTACATTGACAAAATATGACAGGAAAGGAAGGTGAATGGAGATTGAAAGATTTTGCATATGAAGAGGAGCAGTTAATTGAGCTTTACCTTGAGACTAAGAATTTTAAAGTACTCCAAAGACTACTAGAAATATCTGGTTATATGGTATTACTTAAATTAGACATTGCTGGTTTAAATATGTTTCGTGATATGATTATTACGAATAAGTACTACGATATCTATTATGCTATAGATACAGTTGGTACTTTACGGATGTTGCATGACAATTTAATAGAAACTTTTTTTAATTGTAATGACGATGAAGTAAGAGATTCTATATTAGATTTCATAGAGCATATAGAGTGGGATAGAAATACTAGAAGTAAGAATATACTTACAGAAAGATTTGTATTACCAATTAAGCTTTATAATGCTATAAAAAATGACGATAAAGAAAATCTTTTCTTAAAGCCATTGCTAGAAAGTATAATTAAAAACCAAGCAACATCATTCCAGAGATGTCTAGATATTATAACCGAAATACCAGAATCAGCTGAGGTAGTTATAGAGAATCTACCACTCAAGGTACCAGGTCTAGTTAATGTATTTACTCTAATGAATGCTTTAGAAAATATAAGGACAACATTGGATGAAGTTTCTAAAGATAAATCAATAGACGTTACATCCGTAATGGAACACGGTATTGATAAATTATTAGAGTATTCTACATTAGATCCTTATTATTTTGATATATTTGTGTCTGTGTTAGATATTAACAGATATATAATTAAATATAATAAGGAAAGCTTCTTAACATTCTTTAGAAGATTTACAGTAATGCTATGGGAGAATTACAAGGAGCAAGTAACTGGTTACATTGATAACGCCAAGGAAGATTACTATGAATTCCCTCTAGACGTTGTATTAGATGATATGAACGATAGAACTTTGAGAGGGTTAGCATTTATATTATTCTTTGGAAATGATCTTAGAAGTTACAATGTAATTTCAAACGATGTAGTGAAATCAGATCTAATAGATAAAGTCCAAGCAGCGTTTACTACTTATTATGTAATGGAAATACTACCAGAAGACTGGACTACGTCTGACGATTACTATAAACAGATCAAAAAAGCCGATACAATAAGTGAATCTGTGACGACAGAATTCGATATTGACTCTATTATTGGTGAACTTGATTAAGTTATTTTAATTTAGCTAAATTAAAACAAAATAAAAAATTAGAGAGAAGGAGAATTATTATGTCAGAAGTAAATTTTGAAGCATTCGCAGGAGCACCTGTTAATAATGCTACAGAAAGAGAAGTAAAAGAAAGAGTTGTACCAGAAAGTGAGATTCCAGCTGATTTAAATGCTAATCCTACAGGAGAAGGAATACCTGGTGCAGTATTATTCGGAGAGGGTATGTTCGGATCCCATAATAATTTCGGACATTCAGAAATTCATAAAGAGGAGGAAAATGTAATGACAGGAACATTGAATGCACTAAAGACTATGAGTCACGTAATACTAAATGAGGAGAAGACGTGTGAGTATACTGTTAAGATAACTAAACAGGAATTGAAACTGTTTGTAGAAAATCAAATACCTACGCAAAAAGATGTATACTACACAACAATGTCTTCTACAGAATTAGCAACTTTATTTGAATCAGTATATGGAAGAGGAAGTGAAATGTTAAGTAATGTACTTAAGAACTACTTACCATCTTCTGATAATGCATTCAAATTAAAGAGAGGAGTTAGAAGTATAATGACTATAGCATTGAGCGAAGAAAGTCTTAGAATCCAAAGACAAGAAGCTCAAAACGTAGTTCAATTAGCAGAACAACAAACAGCAGTAGAAGCTGAACAGTTGATCACTTCTATAGACACTCCTAACATTTTCGATAAGAGATTTGCTATACCTAATAGACAAAACAAAGCTAATGGAACTATCGAATTCTATGCTAATACAGCATCTTTGATTTGCAGCTTCTTAGGATTAAAATTAATAGACATTGAACCTGTTTACACTCTAAGTGTGCAGGAATTAGAAACTGCTTTCTACGTAAACTTTAGAAAAAGATTTATGTAGTTAGCAGAGCCACTGGTACGGTCTTTTTAGACGGTGCTGGTGGCATTTCTTTTTATGTCCAAAATAGAATTATTTTTTATTAAAAAGAGGAGGAGTAATAATGAATGATATGGCATTCGATCTCATGACGTGCTTAGATAGACATATAGTAAATACTAATCTACTACATTCTAAAGATAGAGATATTAAAGATATCATCAGAGACTGTTATGCTTATCTTAAGGGTACTATACTTGTAGGATGGAATGAGGACTTAGCTGATTTAAGAAGTACATTCGAAACAGACTACAAAGAGTTCTTAGTTAAATTGGGGAAGAATATAAATGTACCTTATAGTGTAGATATAAATAATATAGATAATGTCTTTAGTAAATTACAATTAAAGTATTTAATAGATCCTGAGACAGTAAGTCCTAAATTTAGAAGATCAGCTTTAGAAATAACTTTAGAAGAATTTGACAGAGAGGTAGAAGGATACCAGAATATTAATTGGGATGCTAAAAGAATACTAGAAGAAGCTTTAGAAAGAATAGAGAAGGATCCTCCTAAAACAGAGGAAAGAAGTGAAAGTGGTTTATTTGTTAAAGAACAGACTATAATCGTTCCAGAAATAGATAAGACAGGTAAATACATTATAGATGGTATATCTTATTATGGTGTGTATAATAGTGCAGAAAGTAATAGAATAACGTCTAAAGGTGAAAGAGTAGCTATGAAAGTATTTACTAATGGAAAGTATTATACTGTATATGAAGGAATAGAAGATGATGAGATATTTGGTAAATGTCTCTACATCGAGTGGTTCAGTTACAAGACAAATCCATTCCATTTACTATGTACTGACGAAGTAAAGAATCATAAACCTACAGACTTGTTAGTATTCAAGAGGGAAGAACCTGAATGGGAAGAATTAATCATGAATACCTATAGACAAGCTTTATATATGGATGAACATCCTAAAGAATTTCAGAAGGTTGAGAAAGAGGCTAGCAAGCTTAGTATACCAGATGAGAAGTCTAGAATAAGAGCTAACTTAAGAAGAACTAAAATAGACGTAAATATAGCGGTAAAGACGTTACTACAAAAGAGAAATGGTGAACCTACACCTGTTCGTAATTTTATACATCTAGGTAAATTAGAAGAAGTTATCTTAAGTGATATAAACGAAACAGGAAAAGGAGATAGAAGATTAGATCCTAAATTACTTACTAAAAGAATTAATCTTAAACCAAATCAAATCTTAAGCAAAATAAAGACAAGTAGTGACGAGATGATAGAGTCGGTATTATTTAGAGACAATAAAAGAGATCCTAATCCTTTCGACATATTTAACTTATTTGCGTACGCACACTATACTCAACATACAGAGACTAAAGATAATAAGAAAATAGCAGCAAACGCAAAGAAGGGTGGAAAGGAAGATGACAACTGGATTAAATTCTATAATCTAGATTACTTAGGAGTATACTTTAGTAAGAATGGAACACCTTTAGGAAAGAATACTATACTTCATTTTCATATACCAGATGAAATAATATCTAGTCGTCAGTACAAGAAGGTGATACACCATGATATTTATACCAGCCCACTATTATAAAACGTTAAAAGATTCTGGTAGATTACATATATTATGGAATCAGATCAATAGAGATTTTCCTGTAAAATATGAAGAAGTGTATTGGGAGATAGTAGGAAGACTAGAGATGAAAATAATCTATGAAATTCTAAAGAATGGTGTATTTGACAGTGCTGGCGCAATAAGGACAATTAAACAAGAATTAAGATCATTTATAGTTGATACTAAAAATATAAATGTATTGACGTATAAGATATATGATTTATTTATTGTAGGAGGATTATTCTTAGACGATTATCACCCGTATTGTTTTTCACCAGGAGTGGATAGTTGGCAATTAGATAAAATAATAGACGAGTATTACAATTATTGTAATAGCTGGGATACAGTCGATGTATTTCCTCCATTAAGAATGAATATTTTAAGATCTGAAAGTACAATAGTTAGTGGATTTGAATTATGGGAGGTGATAGAGTATGTGGATTAAGGAGTTCTTTGGATTTAGTCCTAACAATCCTAACAGAGATCCTAATGAATATAGATTTGGGGAATTCATTAAGGATAGATTTGAAGCTGAAGAAATGAGTACGTTAAGGAAAGATCCTTTGTTAATGAAAAGGGCTGAGAATACATTTCAAGAAGTTGATAGACTACTTAGGAAAGATGTAACGGATAGAGGAGATGAGATAGAAGCTTATGTTGACTTTCTATTAAAAGTAAGTCCTGTTTATTATAATACGCTTATAGCTAATATAGGGATAGGATTTAAAAGTCAAGTATACGCTATGTTGAAAAGAGATGAAGATGAAGAAAGGCATATAAATTATTTAATAGAGGAAACTAGGCATAAAATCTCATTTATGCTATCTAATCTTATCCTCAAGACCTATTTTGCGGAAAGTCAGTATGACGAAGATGAGATTGGTGGTAAATTATCTATGGGAATTTTAATGGGTGTTATAGAGAGTACACTTAGTGGCATAGCTGAGTGTATTAGACATCTAATTAAGACTTATAGAACTACGGAGAATACAAGACTATATTGGGATAATTATTTAGGCAATATAATACGTATTAGTGATGAGATATTGAATATATATCTGTATCACAATGATGAAGCTATATTTGACGATACTACAGCTGATAATATCGTAGATTTATGTCAGACAGTTGTTTGTGGTTTAGTAGACGTGTCAAGAGATCCTTTAGGAATATATTATGAAGATATAGACCTAGAGGAGGTGGATAAATGAACAACGTATTGATTGACTCTGTATTAAGTGATACTGAATTTGCTACTATAGTCATCGATAGAAATAATTTAGGAAGGTATTTATCTACTTTAAGTGACGGAGATTTCTATATGTATTTATACGGGCTTACAAGGAATCCTGACGGTACACAAGGAGACTTCTTAGACAAGATTAACTTCTTAGATGAGAATGACGTTAGTAGGATTCTATACGGATCGTTTATGGGTATAAGTAATTACAATCAGAATAATGAGTTATACTTCAATATAATACTACCTACATTCTTTTGGTGCATTAGAGAAAATAGGCTATACTTAATTCCACCTGGGTTTAATTTGTTAAGATATATGAGCTCGGTAGACTTTCAAAGTAAATTAGAGAATATTAGTTATACAACACATTATATAGCTGCTGGTATAATATCGTATCATGCTTTAGATATAGATGAGTATTATTCTTTAACAGATTATAATTTAGATTATCAAAGATTAGATATGAGTCCAGAAGAAATAATAGTAACTAAGATATCATCATTAGGTAGTAGATTTATATTACCTTATATGAAAATGATACTGAATGATTCCTTCAATAATTGTTATGATACATTTGTAGTGGAGTTGTCTAGTAGCTTAACTACGTCATTGAAAAGGATAGTAAATAGATTAGGTATTAAAGATTTAATTTCTGTTAAATATTACGATGAAAGACGTAATATAAACTTAGATAAAGATGGAGCTTTTAATCAATTAGATGAAGTAGCTGGGGAAGTGTCTATATATCATTTCATGGAGTATCTATGTCGGATAAGTGGATAAAGAAAGAAGAAGACTTTGACTTAATAGGGATAGTAATATTTAAGTCCCTATTTATGTCAGGTGACCGAGACTTCTTTGGATATGACGAAATGATAATAGATCTTGATTCTCTCTTGTCTTTAGTTATGAAAGATGACCTACCAGAAGAGAAATCAGAAAGAAAGAAATTAGTTAATACGATCACTTCTAATTTAGCTTACTTCTTAGAGCTTTATATTACAGAAAGTAAAATATCTATATATTATAATCTAGAAAAATATACGTATTTTCCTTCTATATACGAAGATTGGTGTAAAGACAGAATGAAACGTTATAAGAATGAGAATATAAGAGATTTTATAGATAAGTTCCTTATTAGTAAATTACAGAAATTAGCAGAATTAAAACCTAATTTAGATCTAGTTAAATGTGACGATAGTCCTATATTAGATATATGGAAAAAGATAGATTTACACCCAGATAAGAAATATATAATATTTAGCAGAGATCCTCATTATAATTGTATATTATCATATCATGATATTTCTATATATAATGGTAAATATTTGATAGATAGAAAATTAATGTTAATAGAAAAGGATCTTCCTAAAATACATTATAGCTTCTTACCGTATTACTATTTAATACGAGGTATGGATAGGAATGAATATAAAGGAATTAAAGGAATGGGATTAAAGAAAGTAGAAGCTTTAATCAATAAAGAGTATTCTTTATTAATGACACAAACTCATGATGTTTTAACAGATATAAACCAGTATAGGAAATTATTCTTTTTAAAAGAGATAGAAGAGAACCCCTCCTAAATCAGGAGGGGAACTTTATGTCGTCTTTTTTTTTTTGTTAACGACATAAAAAGCCTCCCCTGACTGGGAGGTCTTTTATGTATTTTCAGAAAGATACTGTATGAATTTCTCCATATCAGCCAAAATATGACAGTTTGCAGTAAAGGAGTGTCTTGTCTTAAAAAGGGCTTTTTTATAACAAGACTAGGGGTTGGATGATCCCCTATATTATATCTATGTTTCTCAAGGGTGGCTTAACTTACGTGTATACAAATTATTAGAAAGGAGATGAATGTTTATCTATGATTTTAAAGAAGAAAGAAGGAGATTCTAAGAATTTAAATCGTAAAGAACGTTGGGAAAAGATTAGTAAATGGTTACATAATGTCGGTAAATCTTCTAGACAAGTATTTGCTGATTGGTTAGGGCAACAAGGGTTCTTTCAATTCGTAGGAGATTCTTTACAAGAAGTTAAAGACATAAAAAAAGAAAACGAAAGAGAAAGACGTTTAGACGCTAAACGTAGTCCAGATCAGAAGACTATTAAAGCTAGACTTTCTAGATGGTCCAAAAAGAAATTCGATAACTTCTTTGAAGAATATAAGGAAGAATATGGAGATGAATTTAAATCACAAGTATTAGAGTCTTTTAAAAAATTTAAGGAAGCTATAACAACAGGTAATTTTGCTGACGAAGATCCTTTTGCTGATCTATTTGAAGATGAAGAAGATTTAGACGTATTATTCGATTCTTTAGACGATGATCTAGAAGGAGAAGCTGTTGGTGAATCTTTTTATATATATGAGAATGGAGGAAAGATGAATTTAAGAGAAATTAAAGACGAAGCTATTAAGAAAATTAAAATAATGTGTAGTGCAGAATCTATGGATGTATCTCATCCAGTGCCTGAACTTAATACACAAATATCTAATGTTAAAAATGATATAGTACAATTAGACGTACATACACAAGATAAGCCATCTGATATATTTGCTGATGGTAAATTTGAGAAAAGCTACTACACTATAAAAAATGATATTAAAAGATTAGTAGCTACAGTAAATAGAAGTGGAGACAAATTAGAAGAAAGTTATATGGATTCTTTAGCTGACAATATCATAGCTTTATTTGCACTTAAAGCATCTCATAAAGCTAAAGATCTTTATCTGAACGATTGTGATGAAGTAAAAGAAGATATTAAGAATGATCATTACGAAGTTAAGGAATTAAGTGAAAGAGTAGGAGATGCTGTAGAAGAAAAAGTAGGAGATATTATAGAAGGATTAGATAAAGCTAAAGATAATTTAGTGTATAATCCTCCTGTAGATGAGAATAGTCCGGAAGCTACTAGTGTACCTGATAAAGATATAGTATTTAAAGATAGAGTACCTGCAGGAGAGGAAACAGGTGGAGAAGACGGTTTTGACGTAGAGGATCTACAAGACATGGCTAACTTAGGTAAGACAGTTACTGGAATAGGATCTTTAGTTGACGTAGCTGCTACATTAATAGCTGTACCGATAAATTTACTTAACGGTAATGCTAATTTAAGTAATGAAAGAAAATACGGAAGTAATTTAGTATTAAAACAACCTATGATTGTTAGTGATGCTATAAGCACTACATTTGCTACTAAATATGCTAAAGCGTTAGAAGTTAAAAACTTGTTAGAAACTAAAGCTATTTTAGAAAGTACTATGGCTCAAACAGATGGTGGGTCTATCGTATCTAGAATGGCTAAAACACAAAAGATTTTATCTCCTATGAGTAAGGATCTTAAAGCAGCTGCTAAATTGTACGGTAAGAGTGAACTGTCTTATGAAGAAGTATTAGCAGCTTTTAGTGAAAGCGGAGCTAGTAAATATATGAGGCCACACAATAGTGAGTATTTATATATAATTCCTTCATTTACATCTGTTGTAAGACGTCACCCAGAAGATTATGAACTAATAAGCAAAATAGATTGTGCTGTAGGTGCAGGAGAAGCTGGTCAATTTATACAACACGGAAGAGACGCTTTACCTTCTTATATAGAAGTAGTAATAGAATACAAAGATAATGACAATGTAACTAGATTAGATCAGAAAATACAATCTAGAAAAACATTATTAGGTCTTAGTATAACTCCTAGATCACTTCCTACAGATGATATAATGAAGACTATTATAGAACTTAATAAAAGAGCATTAGAAAATGTTACTGTATTAAGAGAGGAAAGAAGCTTTATTAAGAAATTAAAGAACGTTGTAACTTTCTGGAAGAAGAAAGGAACAGATGCTGAGAAGAAAGTACTTAAAAGTAATTCATTCAGTAAAATAATAAATAAGATCGAAGGAGTTAAGTCACCTTTGTTCCATATAGCTTTATCATTTGGTGAATATGTAGAAATGAAGAATAAAGGATTAGATCTTATGAAGAAAGAAGATTATAAGAGAGTAGTAGAGCAATTACCTGTTATAAGTGTATCTATTATAGACGAAGATTCTGACTTTGTTTATATTAGTGAAGGAATGGTAATGAATTATAGTAAATATAAAGCAGATGACTTTATATCAGCTATTTCTTCATACGAAAAAGATTTACAGACAATAATTAAATATAAGCAACATGTATAAGGAGGTGTAAACAGTTGAAATCAGTGTTCATAAATGAAATGAGAAGATCTGGTAGATTAACATTTGGAGAAGCTGCTGAAGATGAACTAGGAGATGAATTAGCAGAGGTTCCTGGTGGAGAAGAAGTTATAACAGACGATCCAGTTAATGAAGGTGATTTAGCTTTAGACGATAATTCTGATATAGAATACGACGAAGAAGTTGTTGAAGAAGAATTAGAACCTACTAGAATTCAGACAATCGATGTTATAAGTCAAGTGACGGCTAAATTCGATCAGTATATGATTGATACACAAATAGATTGGGATGCATTTATAGTTCATGGTAGAATAACTAAAGCACCTAACTATAAATACGTAGAAGATTTGTATACTATTTTAAATAAGACATTTGACGATAAGAAATTTAGATTTGTAGAAATCTATAATCAATTATTCGATATGATGTGTGATAAAAATATTACTAAATCATTAAATGTATATGGTAGAGAGAATTTTGGTAAACCGTATATAGCCGAAGGATTAGCTTTATTATTATACGAACTGTCAGCGGATTGGGCTTGTGTAATTACTAGATTCTTTAAAGAGAATCCTCAATTTAATCCAGACACTCCTCCAGAAGAAGATTCTTGGTTTAAGAAGTTTCCTGGATTAAATGATATGACTTATATAGCTAAATTAGTAGTAGAGAATAAAGAATTAAAGAAATTAATTACTAGTGAGAAAGCTAAGGATTTAGTAAATGATGATACTAAGTATAATCTATCAATCCAACAAGAAAAGAAAAAACCTGGACTAAGAGGATTAGGAGAAAGTTTATCTTATTATGCTGGCATAGTTAACAACGATTTTGGAGATATTACAGCAGGTATATTAGACAAACTAGGAGTAGTAGCTTTTATATCAGCTAAGACACAAATGCCTATAACAGAAAGACTTAATCTAATAAATAGATTAATCCAAATAGCAGTTGCTAAAATAGGACCAGGACAAGATGCTAATGGGCAGAATCCGTTAATGACATCTTTAGAATTATTAGACAAGAGTTGTACAGAGTTACTAAAAAATAGAAGCGAAGCTAGAATTACTTTAGACAGTAACGAAAAACAGTATCCTCTATTTGTTACGAATAACGTATAACTAGATAAGGTATTTTAAGATCAAATAGATATAACATTCCTTTCAAATTTACCCCCTTCCTTAGTGGAGGGGGTTTTTATGTCGTTTACATAATATTTTATAATTATATATTATATATATGATACCAAAATCAAGCATAAAAAAAAAGAAAGGAAGTGTTACTATGGTAGCAGGAGTAGACAGAACAGATCGTAGAGGAGGTTATTATACTTTCTCTCGTGAGAACTACGAGAAATGGCAAAAGGAATTAAAGTTCTTGGAAGAGGTGATGGTAAATATGTCGCCTAGCAGAATCCAAGATACACTGGATTATACTAAAAGATTAGAAAGACTAATAGAGGAGAATAAGGCAGCTTATGCTGCAATTCTCCGTAACGAAGGAAGGCGTTAATTCGCCTTCTTTTTTTTTTCAATAGAGAATGTTTACTTAAATGAAATTATATATTATGTAAGTGACCATTAAATTAGAAACCACATAATTTAGCAGAAAGGAGGACAGTTTTATTTATTTTCAGAAAGAGGAGGAATGTTAGAAATGAAAAAATGTGTGTATGTAAATTTGATGGATATTGATAAAAGAATGAAAGAATCTGTATCATTAGACGGCGATGGGTTTCTTATCGATGACTCCATAGATTATTATAACGATTACTATGATAGAGCCACGGTAGAGAAACTTAAGAAATTGTCAAGTGTTGATAGTATTTTTTCTTGGAAATTTGGATTATCTATTAAAGATGAAGATGATACTTTAGTTAATATGTATTCCTGTAGATGTGGTAATCTATCGGGAAGTGATCACTTATATGACGAATGTCCTAGTTGTGGGACTATTGTAGAAAGAGTTAAACCTAAAGCGATTGGATGGTTTTGGATTAACCCTAGAGACCCTAATACAATGAGTCTAACAGAAGAGGAGAGAGCATCTTTTAAACCTATCAAAATGTTACACCCATATTTATGTTATTTAATGTATGAGCATATCTATAAAGGAGCTACTTTAATAGAGAAGCTTAATGGAGGTAAGAAAAAGGCTAATAAAGAAAATATAGCTAAAATAGAAGACTTTAAATGGAAAGATTTATTCTTTAATAAAGAAGCTTTAAAGAGCTTTATTATTAAGTATATGAATCAGTATAAAGAGCTTTTATTGAAATACGAAGATAGGTGGTATGTAAGTGCTTTACCAGTAATATCTAAGAATTTTAGAACAATGGAAATCAAAGAAAAGCTAGGAGTACCAGATGTTAGACAGTCAGGAATTAATAGTGAATATATGAAGATATCTGCTTGTATAAAAGCTATTAATGAAGATCCTAATATGATTAAAAGTAGATTGATAAATAAGTTAAAAACTATCACTCAATCTATGGGAAAAATAATCCAAGAGCTATTTAAAGAACTTGGAGGAGATAAGGAATCATTCTGGAGAACAGACGCTGCTACACCTAGGGTAGATAATTCTGGTAGATTAGTATTAGAAGCTTCTACTGATGAATTAATTCCAGTAGATGGACTAAGACTTCCATTAGATTTCGTTAGAGCAACATTCGCTAAGGACGTTACTTCTATATGTAAGAAAATGAAGATAGCTCCTAATAAAATAAGTGATATATTAAATATTAACTATAACATGACCGCAGATGAACGTGGTATGTTTAGATATGAAATTTTTCCAAAGATCAAGAATCCATATGTTTACATAAATAGAGAGCCGTGTATTTACACGACGTCAGTATTAGGATTAAAGATTTATGGTCTGACAGACGATATGGTAATGAGACATAACTTCTTTATTGCCCCTTCAATGAACGCCGATTACGACGGAGATACGTTACCGGTAATTGTATGGGATACACCAGATCAGAGAAAAAGAATATATGAGTCCTTAGGACCTACTAGAAGTATTATAAATACAGTAGAGATTAAATACAATCCTAAAATAGGACCAAGTAATAATGCTGCTGTAACGTTATACAAAGGCTTCTGTGAAGATCCCATTATAGAAGAAGTCTCTTAACCGTTTTGTATTTAAAACGGATGGGAGGACAAGTTATGGACATGTATATGAAAGGAAGAGTGAAGCTCTTATTTGGGTTACTTATAGCTACATTCCTTATAGGTAGGATTTATTGTAGTACACTTGGGGTATTCGTTTACAATAATGTAACGATAAAAAAAGTGGTGAAAAATCCTGTACCATTTTCTAGAGATAAAATCGTATATACGAGTAGAGGAGTTTTCAAACACTCATCTGTGTACTATAATGATCAAACTATGTACAAATTTAATGAGGTCGAACTTATTAAAGGTGGGAAATGTAGACTTAAAGTACAAGGAATTAAGAGCAACATATTCTTTACAAAACCTCACATAGTTAACTCTAAATGTGAGTATCAGTACAAATATTAAAGGAAAGGAACTAATTTAATGATCAGATTTATTATCGATGAAGAGGCATTGAGAAATGATCCTAAAGTACCTCAATGGATTAAAGATAATCCACAAGTATTAATGCCTGAAAGAAAAAGACGTACATCAGCAGGATATGATATCAAAATGCCAGTAGATTTTGTTATGAAGAATACTGGTACTAGATGTCACGTAGTAGACTCTTATATTAAAATAGAAATGAGTCCTGAATACGTTGCAGAGATGTACGTTAGAAGTAGTGTAGGTGTTAAGAAATATACACAATTAATGAATAGTGTAGGTATTATTGACAGTGATTATAAAGACACTATTAAAATACCTTTATATTTCTTTGGACCTAGAGCATTGGAGTTAAAGGCAGGAGACGGAATCGTTCAAATACTATTTAAGAAATACGAAATAACAGACGATGATGTTTTGGTCAATATGGAAAAACCAATCAGAACAGGTGGAATTGGGTCCACCGACAAACCACAAAATAAATAAAATATATTGCCTTCCTTACTCCTATATGTGGACGTAAGGAGGGCGTATGTTGCACGTCCGCGAAAAGAGAGGAGAATAATTGGACTATGACAGACGATTGGGAAGTAACGCAGAAATTAGAAGAATTAGAAAGACAAATAAAAATAGTACAAGGAACCATTCATGGAGTACAAACTATGATGGTCATGGTATCTTCTAATAGTCAGAATATAATTTTGCTAAATGACCGAGTCACAAACTTAGAACAACAAATCCAGAAAATAACGGATGTATTAGGTTATTTACATGAAGAGCTAGAATTGATAAAGAATTCTAGATACGAGAAAAAAGAAATTACTGACGGTATAGAAGATGCAGAAATATTAGAATAATAAAAATTTTAGGAGGAAACAAAAATGAAAAAGGTATTATTATTTATGATGACAATGTTATGTATCAGTATTTTTGCACAAACAGATGACACGAGGCTTATGCCAGAAAAACAAGTAGAAATTTTAATAATGAAAGTAAGAGAACTAGAAAAGAAAAATGGAAATAAAAAGGAGATCAAAAAATTAATCGACAAAGCAGAGCGAATAATGAAGGAAAACAATCTTAAAGATCGTCCTATGACGATCGCAGAAATCGATGAGGAGATAAAAAGAGCGTCTAGATCCGAATCACTACAGGCTATGGAAAGAAATGAAAGAAGTTTAGATAATATATTTACTATAGAAAAACAAGCACCAAAAGAAGTATCTATAAATGACGGTAGAGTAAAACATGATGACAAAGTTCATATATTGATAGGGGATATATCTAATTATGGAGGAAGTCTTCATGGTAGCCAAACAGCTACAGGAGGAAGATTTGACCAATGGTCTATGACAACAGCTCATAAAACATTACCTTTTGGTACAAAGGTAAAAGTAACTAATAAAGCTACTGGTAAAAGCGTCGTAGTTAGAGTAAATGACAGAGGACCTTATATTAAAGGTCGTACATTTGATTTAAGTAGAGGTGCCTTTAGCAAGATAGCTCCTTTAAGTCAAGGTATAATTAAAAAGGCAAATGTAGAAGTAACTATCGTAGAATGGGGAAACGGTAGTAGAAAGGAAAATAGATAATGTTATCAAAATTATGGGATAAATTATATGATTTCGATAGAGCACATCCAATGTTCTTCATGATATGGGATATATGTATCGCGGTATCTGTTATTATAGCTATCATGACAGATAGTAAGTTTCTGTCTATATTAGTATGTCTAACGGTAATGAATTTGATTAGAAATTTATTTATATTAATAATGTATTTAAAAAATTTAAAAAATAATAATAAAAAGAGAGGATGATTTCAATGAAAAATAACAAATTAGTAGGACTAGCGATAGGAGTATCGGCGATAGCAGGAGCAAATACATTCAGTAAAGGAAAAACAGACAACGTTAATCCAGAACCTAGAAAAGTTAGCAGTATGAGTTGTAGTATAGACTCTAAAGTAAGAAGTGAAATAAGAAAAGGTATTAAAGAATACGGAAACGATGACACAGTTGTATTAGAAATACCTGCTGAATGTAGAGTAAATGGTGCTAAAAGTAAATCTTGGAAAAAAGGTACATTGTATGTAGATGTAAAGACGGCTAAAAGTATACAGAAAAATCCAGACGTTAATGAAATAAGATCTACTAGAGGAAGTAGATACATTAGTCAAGAAAAGTCTTATATTATGTATAATACAGATTATTCTTTAAAGGCTAACTACAAAAACAAACATGAAGAAAAGGATTCTATATTTACTACAGTAGAAAAGAATCTTAAGAAAGTATTTAAGAAAAAAGATAACAAACAAACAGAAGCACCTAAACAGCCTAAATGTAACTGTAATACGGTAGCTACTAAAAAGGATACTAAACAAATAGTAGATTCTCACGGCAATTATAAACCAGCTACAAAGCCAACAACAGCTAAGAAACCTACTGTAGTTGCTAAAAAGAAAAACGTAACAGACAAAGAAATCGATAGTATTATCAATAAAGCAGCGAACAAATATAGTTAAAGTAAATTAGTTTATGTCTATTCTCGGAGGTCGGATAATCGGCCTCCTTTTTATGTCGTTCATAAAATAAATAAGAAAGAAAGGATTAATATGTATATAAAAAATAAAAGGATAGTGGAACTTGTAAGAACATTATCGTCTGACAAAAGATATTATATAACATCTATGGAATTTGCTAGAATATTAGGAAAAAGACATAGTAATGTTACCAGAGATATAAGAGAGGAAATAGAAAGAATAGAGAAAGATGGTAGAGACGTAGATAGACTATTTAGACTATCAGAATATACTACCGTACAAAATAAGGTACTTCAGTCATATGCTATTACTGCAAATGGACTTTTATATATGATAACAAGATACGGAAGATACTCATATAAATTAAGATATGATTTAATAGAACTTGCAGATTGGTTAAAATCTGGTGTAATGTTCTACGACAATGATTATGAGTGTTTTAAAAAATATTAAATTAAAAAAAAAATAGGAGGTAACAAAAAATGAAGCAAAATGAAAACTTATTTACCAAGATGGATGAAATTGTGGCAAAGTATTTATCAGAAGAGAGACCATCTGGAGTGTTCGCTACTAGCTTAGACATAGCCAACATGACAGGTAGGGAACATCGTAACGTTCTGAGGGACATTAGGAATATATTAGAAAACATGAAAAACAGTATATTTTTTAATCAGCTCATGGTTGAGCCGATTGAATATGTAGATAAAAAAGGTAGAACGTATCCGGCGTTTAGTATGGATCAAAATTCATTCTTACATATAATAACTAAATTTGACGACGAGGCTAGATGGATTTTAGTTATGGCATATAACGAATTACTCAAACTTCAACCAGCCAGACCAGAACAGTTAATAAGAGCAGATTTTACTACAGCAGATCTAGCATGGGAACATTTACAAGAAATAGCATTTATTAAAGATAGGCTAAGTAAAGCTAAAACACAGGAAGAGATAGATCATTGGAATAAACTTATAAAGGAAGAAGAAAACAAATTTATTGAAGAATGCAAGAAGCATAATTTATATTAAAAAAAAAAATATTTAGGAGGATTTTAATTATGTTAAAGGATATTACAGCACCTGTTATTGTAAAGGGATTAAAGGAAGATTTAACTAAAGAAGATTGGAAAAGAATTTTAAAAGATTATGTATTTAAAACTAAATTAGAGAGAGGAAAACTATTTGGAAATTTTATGTTTACTAAGGGATCTATTTCTTCTCCTAACAATTTCGTCGAAGTTAGTAAACCAGAAATATTCGTTGAATCTATTAAATTAGACGAAAAAGGATTTCCTGTAGCTAATGTGGAAATACTTAATGAAAAAGATAAAGAATTTATTTCAGGTACTATAGATATAGTTAAAGAACATAATATGGAAACTAAAGAAGAATTAGTATTAAGATACGTAGCTGCCAGAGACGAAGAAGGAAATGTAATTAATTCTACGATAAGACCAATTACCATAGACTTGTCATTTACTTTAGACAACAACAAACCAGAAAAAGGAGTTAATATAACAGATAGAATAAACGGACCTATCAAAAAGATGTTACAAGTATTAACAGATAAAGATTTAGGAGCGGTAGGATTCTTAAGACTATCTGATATACAAAATAGTGGTATGGAAGTAGATATTTATCTATATCAAAATAAAGAATTAATAAATGAAATAGGGTGTAATCCGTATTATATGTATATGATAGAAAAACGTCTAAACGAAGATGAAGATGGGGAGATATTTGTAAATAAAGATATCCATATATTAACAATCAAAAAAGATGGAAATCTGCAAGACGCTTGTTATATCATAGATGAAGGATCGTGGGAGATGTCTAAGGATCTGGAGAGTATATTGTGGCCTTATACTAGAGAATTTGTTGAAGGCGACGATTTAGAAGCAGAAGGAGATTGGTTGTTTAAAACTTTAAACGAAAGAATACTTTATGTATTGAATAAGAAATTAAATGCTACTAGAGGATTAGAAAAATACCATGCATTATTTGATTTCGAATGTGAAGAAATACTGTATATAGGAGTAGGACAGAATAATACATTCGGATACGTAAGAGAATATTTATATTAATTATTTAAGGAGGTAATATTTATGAAAATACCAAGATTGCAATTACCAGTTGTAATTGATAATTTAGAAAGAAAATTAACAATACAGGAGGTGTCTAATTTAATTAATAAAGTTCCTTTCAGAGAGATGCTTGATTCAGGTAATTTATTTGGACCGATTTTACAAGCACCACATGATCAAAATGAAGTTATGATTAAATATGAAAAGGACATATTAATCACAAATATCAGTATCGACAAAGATGGTGATATTGTAGGTCATATAAAGGCATTGTCTGAAAGAGCCAAAAAGTATTTATTAGTATATTATAAAAATGCAAATGTTGATCTACAATTGAAATTACGGTATGTTACAACTATAGGAGAAAAAGACGAAAACGATCTTTCGAAAAATATGTTACCATTAACATTTGATTTAAATTTAATTTGTAAAGATGACCCAGAAGCTAATGGGTACGATAGAATTATGGAATATGTAGAGAAAAATAATATTAAATAAAATAAATAAATTAGAGGAGGAAATTATTATGAGTATTTTTAGTAGAAAAGATTTAGAAAGCACTAGAGAAAGAGGAACTAACCCACCAGCTAAAGGTCCTAGACCAGAACATCCAGGTAGACAGAGTATATTTAAAAAAGAAGTTAGTAATCCTGATTGGGGTAATCCTACAATATCTTTAGAAGATAATGGTAATTTAGGAGGTCAGTCATTAAATATATTTGTAGAAAAAACTGGGTTGAAATCTAATATAAGAGTGGAACATAATTCTAATGAGTCTTTAGGTATTCTTAAATTATATAATGTAGAATATAAAGACGATAATGAATTTAATACTACAATTAAATTAATGGATTTCTTTACAGGAGATTCAGAATACGATACAGAAAGAATTATTAGTAAAATAAAAAATATATTAGAGCAACTATACGCAGAGGGAATTAACTTTGACTATAACTCTGATAAAAAGATAAAGGAGTATATAACATTAGTCACTAAAGTGTTTACTTATTTAAGAAACAGAGAGAAATTACAAAAGAAATATCCAGCATCAAATACGTTTAAGACATATACTACAGAAAGAGGTGAATTCTAATGGTAGGTAAAAAATATCTTGAATATACAGAAAAAGACGGTAAGATTATAGGATTATTAACAGACGACGACGCAGTTAATAATACATCTATTTTACTCACAGAGGAACATTTGGATGTAGGATTAGACATAATATTTTTAGAAATTAGATTTCCTTTAACAAGAAGGAAAAAATCACTTGTAGAACAGATAGGAGTTAAATCTACAAATCCTAAATATACTACAAGGGTGATGAGTAACTCGGTAGAAAAAGTGGTTGGTAATGTTATAGGAACATTGCTTCTTCACGAAGTAAATGTTTATATAAGGGATTTAGACAGAGATAAATTCATAGAGGAAATTAAAAAATATTTCAACGACGAAAGAAGTGAATAGTTATGAGAAAAGGATTTCCTAAATTTTTAATAGAAAGACAACCAGTATTAGACAAAGAGTTGACGCCTGCAGAAAAGAAACTTAATAAAAAATTACTAGGATTTATTATAGTATCTAATAGCTATATTGCAGGAGATACAGCTTGGGTATTTATTACCTGGGATATTAAGAAAGAGCAATTAGATTTTAGTGTAATAGAAAACGACGATTATTTAGCTACGATTAGACATATAGATAAAGCGAATTCTGTATTATCGTTAACTAAAGAAGAATTGCTTAGTAAATTATACAATATCAAAAAAGAGTCGGTATATCTTGACAGAAAATTCGTTATTAGTGCTTTAAATAAAACCTTTACAAGAAATAAATTTACTATTAAAACTTACGGTGCTATGAAATTATTCAGTGTTTTAAGAGATATATTATTTGAAAAATCTTATATATGGTTAGAAGGAGAAAAAGATGGAAAAACAAATGAAGGAACACTTTGGGGATAGATTACTAGCCCTTAGATGTTCAGACGATAGTGTTATAGGAAAAGAAGCTAAATATTTAAGAGAAAATGACATTCTTAGATATATAGAAAACGGAGATAGAATTTCTGTAGTATTAGATAGAGAAGCCAATAAAGTATTCTTTATCGCAGAAAATGGAAGTAATGCCGTTAGGGTATATTCTTTAGACGCTAATTTAGAATTCTCAGAAGATGAGAAAATCATAATAGAATATATAGAAAAAATCATAGATTAAGGAGGATTTATGATGGACGAAAAAGAAGAATTTCTTAAAGAATTAATAGAAGATATTCTATTAGCAATGGAAAACACTCCTATAGAGGAAGAAGTAGCTTAAATAGAAAGGGGGAGTTATTTGTGAATATAGTAGAATTCCTAGGAGCTTTAACGATAGCTTCTGTATTAACTTTAGTCGTTGTCGAGATTATTGAAGTGATCAAAAATAAGCGACCAAAATAAAGGTAATTAACATTGATTTAGATAAAATAGGATACGAATACCTAAGAGTGGAGTGGGAAAGTATCTTATTTTATCTTATTATAATCAATGAATAATTATAAATATTTTTTCAAGGAGGTATTCTATATGAATACAAAATTTTATGAATTACTACCAGACGTGGAAGGTGAAAAACGAGATATGCGCGGGAGTAGTCCAAGATGTGTTATTTACAAATCTAGCTTAAAGAAAGGATTTACGTCTATTAAGAGTCTAGAAGGTGTTGACTTGTTTTATTCTATGTTAATATACGATAATTACGATAGAGTAAATTGGAACAGACCATCCGCTGGTATTTGGTTATATTTCCATCCAGAGTTAAAAACGCATGTTCTGGAGTATTATATAGACAATTATACTTACAGAGTAAGCGAGAATGAACCAGTTAAAATGTCTCGTTTAAGTAAAGGATATGCTTTCTTTGATAGAGTTAGGGCACAATACGATAATAAAATTAGACTCGTAGGAGATAGTAGCATTATTTTATCAGAAGTCATGTTAGTATTTGAGAAATGGTTTACTAAACATCATGGATCAGACAGAGACTTTATAGAAGAAGTAAGAAATGATATATACGGGTACTTAACTAATGGTAATTTCTACGACTATATTAATGGATTAATACCAATACATGAGAAAGGTAAATTACCAGAAATAAAAGATGAACAGACTTATCGTGTTATGTTGAATAGTGTTAAAGGAATTGCACCTAAGATTTATTTAGAAGAAGATCATGTTCTAAAATGTACAGGATCAGATTTGTTAGAAATAAGCGATATCAAAATATCATGCGAAAGATTTATCGGTAGACCTGCTATTAAAATATCTTATATAGACAAATATAATGGAAAAGAATCTTACTACTATCATGAAATTAATGAAGAGGGTAAGGATATATCTTGGCATATGAGTATACTACATGATGCTCTTAAAAATAAAACTAATATATTTGACCAACTAAAGCCACAAGGATCTGTTGGTAAAATAGTATTGAAGAAAGCTTACGAATATTATGAATCTATAGAACCAGTAGAAGCTGTATTTGGACGTAGATTTAAATATGTTAATCTAGACGGACCAGACTACAGTGAGACTCAGATAGATTTTGGAAATGATAGTGGGTTCTATATTAGCAGCTATAAATATAAAGATAAAAGAATATATGAATTAAGACCTTATAATTTACCTAAATATAAAAATGGATATGGAGTTAATTTAAATAAATCTAGTAAATTTAATTCATTAAGTGATTTAATAACTTATATACAGCTTAAATTTGTTGGTGTTGTAGGATACCCAGTAAATAATGCAGTGAATGTATCTCAGTTCTATTTGAGTAAATTACTAGGAGAACCTATCGAGTTGAAGTTTCCTTTCTACATAGATACTAGAGTAGAGAAAGAACAAGTTAAAGAGACATTAGATTATCATACGAAAGGTGATAAAATATATTCTCCTTATACTATCTCTTCATACCACGTAGCGTTGAAGAATAGCTCTGCTAGAGAAGTTAGAGAAGCTAAGAATTATCTAGTGTATCCTGAGCAGAAAGAAGCTTTAGTAAATCTAATATGTAGCTTGAATCATTACGACGCTAACACAAAAGAATCGTGGAAAGAACATGTAAAGGACAATACTGTATTCGAAATAGAAATATACGATAGATCTGACGTATTACAAATAAGTATTAGAAGATTTGATGAAGGATTTGTTGATAATTGGGTTGTGAATCATGTTTTAGGAGAAGTTATTGTAGAGAATGGTAAATTTAAATTCTATAAGATAAAAAGATATCTTTTAACTGATTACGACGGTAAGCAAATAGAATGGGATACTCCTTTAGAAGATATCTTGTTCAATGATCTCCAAAAGAGGAATATAAGATCATATTATGCTCAGTGTGATATTTTAGAATCTTTATGCTATAAAAGATCTCTAAAGTATGACGGAACAACCAATAATCTTAAAGTAGACAAGGAATTTACAACTCAAGAAGAAGCAATAGATTATTTAAAGGAAAAATACGATCTAGGGGATATTCAACCGAAGTAATTATGAATGAATAACATTGGGAGGAATATTTATGGGATACGATGGCGAAGAATACGACGATAACCCCAAAGGATTGTTAGAGAAATTTATAGATTGTTTCTACAGATGGGCTATACTAATCATGCTTACATTTATTAGTGTCGGAGTATTAGCATTATTATTTAGTGGTATAGGTTATTTATTAGACTAAGAATTTGCCTCTCCGTTTAGGGGAGGCTTTTTATGTCGAACAAGTTAATTACAAAAAAAAAAATATAGGAGGATTTTAATTATGAAAAAGACTAAAGATTTTTTAGAATTTATGAAAACGATAGAAGACAAAGGTGATGTATTTTTAAAACCTAAGGAAGGATCAGAGTGGCCTGTATGTTCTACGGAGACTAGATTATGGTGTCCTAAGGATCCTAATGAACAATACGAGACCAGTGACGGAGAAGTAGTAATGTTTGTTATATACGAACATTATAAAGATGATATAGAAAAGTATAAAGATAAAATAATATTTGAAGAATACAGAGATTCTAAAACGATAACACTCACCACTAATATTGTATATTATAGCAGAACTTTACACGCGGTTTGTGTTTCCAGAATAGATACCATGAATACATATAAGAAATCTGAAGAAGGAATAATAACAATAGATACTAACTCATCTGTAATGGGTCCTGACAAAATTCTTATATACGATATAAGAAAAGAAATTCAATGGGAATACGGAGAAGCGACAGAAAAAGTATGGAACATAAATCTACATTGGAAAATGAATGATTTAGTTAGTAAGTGTACTATAGCAATGTATATGTCTTCTACGTATTATGATCATATAGAAAGAAGCTTAGCTAGATCTTATGTTGTTGGTTATATGAATAAATTATGGGAAATGTTAAATTGGATTAATTTCGACAATGATTCTAAAGAGATTAATTTGTTACATAAAGATAATTGGAAAATGCTCAAAGATTATTCAAATGAGAATGAATTTACCATAGAAGATAGTCAAGATAATACGGTATATAATACTGAGAAAATATATAGTAGAAATTTAATAAAACTTAGAAGAAAATCTAATGGTGGATTCTATAGTTTTATATTAGACTATATAGCAGGAGATCCTTTTGTTAAAATTATAAGAGGAAGTAACGAAGAAGATGTGGTTACCGAAATACTAGAGTATTGTCCATTAGATCTTCATAATATGAAATATTATAATCATGAATTAGATTACTTCTTCGGTATGGTCGGTTTTGAAGATTCTAAATACGGTATACTTGACATCATATATAATAGAGCTCAAGAATATATTAAGAATGCTTTACCATTTGAGATATTTACTAAAAATATATCTAAATTCAGTGTAGAAAGAAGTACGTTCTTTGGTAGATGTAAAATAAGAGTGGATAGAGGAAAATATATAGATTTAACTTCTACTAAAGGTCAAGAGTTAGTGTCTGTCAGAATATACGAAGCTGGCGAAAGAGATATAATAAAAATATACGACAATGTCGAGTTAGCAATAACTGATTTAGCTACGTCTTATATAGGAAGAATGGACGGAGTAATAGCTAAGAAGTATACAGATAAAATGATAGAGCTTTTAAAAGAGTGGCTAATTCCTTCTGATATATATATCAAAAACATTAGATCATCAAACGAGTTTAAAGGATACGAAAACGAAGAAGAAGACTATCCTAGTTTCTTACATTTAGCCGATAATATAGATAATTGGGATAATCCAGTAGTAGCGGTTAACGTGCAGGAATCTATTAAGAAGTGTATAAATGAAAGATTTGAGATATTAAATAAAAAGCGTAATATAATAACAGACTCAGACACGAATAAAGAACTAATCAAGATAGCTTCGGAATTACACAAGCCCACTATGGAAAACTACAGCAGAGAACTTAAGGAGTTCTTAGATAACTACGATAAAAATCCTCATTCTTCTGGTGTTATAAATATCTATGCAATAAACGGTAGTAATGATGGTATATTTAAAGGATCTACTGATCCTAATTTTAGTAGATTTTCTAGTATGTATAATATAGAACCATTGAGACTTAGTTTCCATATAGTAGGTAGTCGACAGATACTTCCTAAAAAGAGTTACCATAATAGAATTCTGTATATCACATTAGTGCCAGGGACGCAATGGGATAGACAACTAGAAATGGATTGTACTATGGAGATAGGTTGGGAAAATTATACTATAATAAAGAAACCTTATCTAAAAGATTTAATTAAAGATGTACTGGGACATAATTTATTTATGTATTTAGCTACTCTAAGATTTTATCATGAAGTTATTATGGGATATAAATACGAAATAAGAAATGGTCAATGGTTATTAGAATTGGATCCTAAACACGACAGAAAGAAAGCTCTTAAGAAGTATATGAAGGATTTAAACGTGGTTAAAGAAGATGGTAAGTATAGATTTAAATAAAAAAGATAACCCTCCCTTCATCGGGAGGGGCTTTTATATTTTTCACATAATATTTTTTTTTTTTATAA